TCTACAGTTTGATTTTGGCGTCTGGTTGGACTCGGTCCGGGCAGAGTATTTCTGCCAGCGGAACAATCATCATAGCCGGGCGGCAGATATCGGGGCAGGGGCAGACGTCGCGGGGGGCGGTCTACAGTTTGATTTTGGCGTCTGGTTGGACTCGGTCCGGGCAGAGTATTTCTGCCAGCGGAACAATCATCATAGCCGGGCGGCAGATATCGGGGCAGGCGCAGATTGCTGGCTCTGGTGTTGGTGGCATCACCATTTCTGGCGCTGGGATAACGGCGCAAGGTCAGCGCCAACGTGGGTTTGGCATGGGTCGTGGTGAAACGACACCGGCCCGGCAATACCTGCTCAAGATGCTGAAATACCCGCATGCAGCGGTGTTCGACAAAGGGCCCGTTGGCGTGGCGGTTATTCGCTGGGGCCCGTCACACGGGGACACTCTCTCATGGGGGGTCAGAGATGGTGTTTTGCGCGTGACGGAGGCAGGGGTATCGCGTTGGTTTGAACTGGGGACACACACGATTGAGAGCCTTGCTGCTGCTTTGCGCGCGTCAGGCTTCGATCTTCATGTGCCTGACGAAATGCTGCCTTTTAGCGCTTCCGTGCTCTTGGAGGACCGCGACAGGCTGGGCTGGGACAATGTGCTCGGGTTCAGGTCTCTGCTTTGGGTTTTTCTCCACGCCTACTCTGGAGAATTGTCCGACGTCGAATTCCATGTGAAGCAGGCGCTGCGCCAGATGGTAATTTGGCAAGCTGAGGATGATTGGCTAGATGTATGGGGTGGCCTGTATGGCGTGATGCGCCGCGACGGCGAGTCTGATGCCAGCTATCAGAGACAAATTCCAGCCGAGGCTTTTCGACGGCGCGTCAATGCGTTGGCAATCGAAAAGGCGATCCTGGACATCACCGGATACAGCGTCCGGATTCTGGAGCCGTGGGAGGACATTTTTACGCTTGATGAGTCCGCGCTATCTGGCGGTCACAAGATGTACGACGGCGACCGCGTTGGGTATCACCTGATCCAGCCTGCGGCCTACGGAAGCGTCAGGCCGAATTGGTCTGCGGTGATGTCGGTGATTGAGCGAAACAGGGCGGCCGGTGTTTTGGTCTTGCCCCCGCAGACCTATTCGACCGCAGGTATTGTCTACACAGGCTTATCTCTGGATGCTGGGCGCAACAGGCGGCATGTGGACACGATGGTCTATGAAGACCGTGATTTCTTGGATGAAACTCTTTTTCTGGATGATATTGGACAGACCATCCAGAACCAAAGAAGCCGACACACCACGGAGTTGCGCCGCGCGTCAGGCATTTCTGTGGCAAAGCGCCAATGGGGCAGTTTTACGTGGAGCGCTGCCGGCCTGACCTGGGGGTCGGACTACCTGGTCGCATCAAAGCGCACAACATTGTCGTGATGATAAAATTTCTCAAAGGACTCACCCATGGCAATTCTTGTCAAAAATGGCCGGATCGTTTTGGCCGAATCTATCGCCGCAAGACCCATTCACCTAGCTTGGGGTGAGGGAGATGGCCAGTGGCTGAACAATGTCCCGCCCGAAGATGTGAATGCGACTGCTTTGCAGGGGGAGGTTGCGCGCCGCCTTGCCACACAAGTTGGCTACGTGTTGCCGGACGTGACCGGTAACATTGAGCTACCTAACGGCAACCGTTACCGACTGTCTCAAACCTCGACAAACCATCTGTATGCGCGAACGCAGTTCGACTACACCGATGGCGTTGGTGCTGCGATCCGAAATATTGCGATCTTCGTCGGGACGGAGGTCGTTGGTGGGCTTCCGCCTGGGCAGCAATATTTCACGCCAGCGCAAGTGTCCAACCCTGGCAGGATGCTTCACCTAGAGCATTTTCCACCAATTTTTCGCGGGTCAAATGAGCGCGAGTCTTTTGAAGTTGTCATCACCTTTTGAGGTCTTAAATGCAGTTTCCTGACCAATATTACAGCCGTTTTAGCCCTGGTCAGAACTACGATCAGCATTTGTTTATTGCTGGGCGTGCGCTGCAGTCGGCTGAGCTGAATGAAATTCAGCAGCAGGCAGCCAGTCGCGTCAAGTCTGTGGCTGATGCACTCTTTAAAGATGGCGACATCATCCGTGATGCAAAGATCATCGTGGACTCTCAGACCGGAAGTGTGCAGTGCCAGTCCGGCGCCATCTATCTGATGGGCGCCGTGCGTGGTGTGCCCACTGGATCGTTGACCATCCCCGTCACCGGATCGGTTTCGATCGGCATCCGGCTGCAGCAGTCTGTGGTTACCTCGCTTCAGGACCCTGATCTTCTGGACCCAGCCACGGGTACCCGAAATTATGACCAGCCGGGGGCCGAGCGCCTGCAGGTGAATCCTGTATGGGTGGTCGGCGCCAGCGGGCTGACGGACTACTACCCTGTGTATTCGGTCACGGACGGCGTTCCTGACGCCAAAGAGCCTCCGCCAAACCTGGACGCCGTCACGCAGTCCTTGGCGCGCTACGATCGAGACAGCGCCGGTGGTAGCTATGTGGTGTCTGGCCTGCGCCTGAAAGCGCTGAGCGACGACGGTGCCACGCAGGTCTACTCTCTGTCTGAGGGGCGCTGCCGAGTCTACGGCTATCCTTTTGAGTTTGCCACGTCGCTTCGGCTGCGTTTGTCTGCAGCGCCAGATTTGAGGCTGATCAGCAATGAGCCGCACCTGTCTTCTGGTACCGGGGCCCAGCGCATCAATCTGAACAGAACGCCAGCAACAAACATCAGCCACGTCGCGATCACCGCCGAGAAGACGGCTACGCTGACCCATGGCGTTGTGACAGGAGCCAGTGATCCTCTACCGGACACGTCGGTGCTCCAGATCCTTGAGGTCAAGCAAGGGGGCACGACTTATGTCGCAAACACAGATTACAAGCTGACCTCCGGCAACGTGGATTGGTCACCGGCCGGCGCCGAGCCTGCGCCGGGCTCCACGTACACGGTGAAATATCAGTACATCACCACGGCCGCCCCCACCGCCGTGGATGACGCTGGCTTTACAGTGACCGGTGCCGTCTCTGGCACCTTGGTGCTCGTCACCTACCAGCAGAAGCTGCCGCGCATTGATCGATTGTGCATCAGCAGTGAAGGCCGCCCCGTGTGGCTGATGGGGGTCGCGTCTGAGTTCAACCCTCAGCGCCCCAATGTCCCTGATGACATGCTGGCGATCGCCAGTGTTTACCAGACATGGGTAACCGCTACGCGCCAAGTGTTCAACGATGGTGTGCGTGTGGTCCCTATGCAGCAGCTGGCCGCCGTCGACAGCCGAATTGATTGGCTTGCTCAGTTGATTGCGCAAAACCGGCTTGAGTCCAGCATCCACACCCGTGAGGGCGGTTCAAAGCTGGGCTTGTTCACCGACCCGTTTTTGGATGATAGCCAGCGCGATGCAGGGGCTGCGCAGACTGCGGCCATCGTCCGCGGTGAGTTACTGCTTCCGATCACGGCCACCGTCCACCAGCTGTCGGGTGACATTACGGCAAGCACATCGCTGAATTTCACAAAGGCCGCGGCGCTGGCGCAGCCCCTGCGCACCGGAAACATGGCGATCAATCCCTACATGGCTTTTGAGCCCGTCCCGGCGGTAGTGCAGCTCACGCCTGCAGTCGATCGCTGGACCGAGGTTTCATCAAGCTGGACCAGCCCGCAGACTTTCCGCTTTGACACAAGTGGTGTCGCCGCTCCGATCAGCAACGAAATCACGACCACTAGGCAAGCCCTGGTTGGCAGCTCGTCTTCGCAGATAGAGACGCTGCGGTCTATCACGGTCGCGTACCACATTACCGGGTTCGGCCCTGGCGAGCAACTTCAAACGCTGACTTTTGACGGCTTGTCGCTGGCGACCGGTGGGGCCACTGCAAACGGCTCTGGTGCGCTCACTGGCACATTCTTGGTGCCATCCGGGGTTCCTTCTGGCAGTAAAGATGTTGTGTTCACCGGCGCTGGCGGGAGCCGTGGCAGCGCCACGTTTTCTGGGCAGGGCACACTTGAGCGTCAAGTGTGGCAGCAGCAAACAACAACCGTTGTGTTCCGCTCGCCTCCACCGCCTGCGCCAATTTTTGCTCAAACAGACCCGCTTGCTCAAACTTTCACGCTGACCTCCACGACGCAGGTCGCGGCGGTTGATGTGTGGGTTGTGGCAAAGCCAACATCCACAACGCGTCTGCAACTGCGCGCAACGGGTAATGGTGTGCCGACCGGCGCCGTGCTGGCCGAGTCCATACTGCAGCCTGCGGCGATCAATGTTGGACTGACCACTTTCAACTTTGATGCGCCGATCACTCTGATCGGTGGCGCAGAGTATGCCGTTGTGGTCCTGTGCAACGACGCCGCTGGCTCGCTGGCGGTCGCCGAGCTTGGCAAGTACGACAGCAATGCTCAGAAGTGGATCACCAGCCAGCCCTACACCGTGGGCGTGCTGCTGTCGTCGTCGAATGCCAGCACATGGACCGCGCACCAAGATCGTGACATGGCGTTCTGGATTCAGCGTGCTTCTTTTACGCAGACGACGCGCGCGGTTGCCCTCGGCTCTGCAACGGTCTCAAGCGCCACGGATTTGTTGCTGATGAGTTATGCTGAATGCCCTTTCAGCAGCACCATGGTCCAGTATGAGTTGACGCTGCCTGATGGGTCTGTGGCAACCACAGACGATGGTCGGTCTGTGCAGCTTCCGGCTGGAATCACGGGGGCAGTTGCGGTCGCTGCAAAATTGACCGGCACGGCTGATTACTCGCCGGTGCTTTACCCTGGCACACAGCTTGTTGCTGGAACGGTTGGTGCCTCCGGGACCTATGTGACGCGCGCGATCCCGGCTGGCGCCAGTGTTAGGCTGAAAACGATTTTTGAGGCGGTTGTTCCGTCGGGGGCGGGCGTTGCTGTGCATTACAAGCCGGTTGGCTCAGGTACTTGGACCACCCTTCCTCAGACTGCCACACGCCCCGTGGACGATGGCTTTACTGAGTTCACATGCGAGGCGTCAGGGGTTGCTGCGGCGAGTGGCGTGGCATTCCGGTTGACGCTGACCGGCACAAGCGCCGCACGGCCTCGTGTGCGCGATCTGCGTGCAATTGTTTTGTGAGGTGCTGAATGATTGATGACAAGACCCCGAATTTGCAGCTGCCGCTGCCAAATGCAGCAAACATGCTTGAGGAGGACGTTGCCCGCCTGCGCTCAGCTTTTGGAATGCTTGACGCCGCCCTGCCCTCCAAAGCCGACTTGGTGGCGGGGAAGGTACCAGCCGCGCAGCTGCCGTCTTTTGTAGACGACGTGATTGAGGTGGCCGACTACACCGCCCTTCCCGCCACTGGTGAGTCTGGGAAAATCTACGTCACGCTGGCGGATGTGACAGTCAATGGCACTCTGTACAAGGCAAACACTCAGTACAGGTGGGGTGGGTCGGCTTACATCGCCATCACGGCCTCACCTGGCACCACTGACGACGTGCCTGAAGGCGGCACCAATCTGTACTTCACGGCCCAGCGCGCGCGCGACGCAGTCGGAACGGTGTCAGCGGCCTACGTGGATCAGTTGTTTACGGCAACTGCTGGGCAGACAACGTTCGCTGTGACGGGTGGCTACACGGTCGGCAATGTGGACGTGCACGTTGACGGCGTCGAGTTCGTCGGCGGCGGCGACGACTACACGGCCATAAACGGCACCACGGTGGTGATGACATCGGGCTTAGTGAATGGTGCAAAGGTTCGGGTGCGCAAGTGGTCGATTTCGTCGGTGGCTGGCGCGGTGCAAAAGTCTGGGGATACAATGACCGGCGATCTTACGGTCCCCAACTTGATTGTCACGGGAACGCTTGATTCAAGTGCCGCGGTGACCGTCATCAGCGCAAACACCGCGGCCCAAAAATCACGCACGTATGTGATGACCGCATCTTTGAGGCTGACTTTGCCGGCAACGCCAAGTCCTGGTGATAGGGTGATGTTTGTCAACAGGTCGGCCACATCCACTCCTGTAATCGCCCGAAATGGGCGGAACATCATGGGCCTGGCCGAAGACATGACGCTAGACAACGTCAACCACTTCGGGGTTTTGATATATGCGGACTCGACCAACGGCTGGATATTTAACTGAGGTAAATTTATGAGCGCGATGAGTCAATTTTTTGCAAGCAGTGGCGGAAACACCGGAATACCTAACCAATTCGCGCGGCTTGAATCTGGCACTTTTACGACACCAATTGCTGGCAAGTATTTGCTGACAGCAATTGGTGGTGGTGCGGCTGGCACTATTAACGGACGCGGTGGTGGAGCTGGTGGTTTTGCGCAGTCACTTGTTGCTTTGGCTGCGGGTGTAACACTCACTTTTACGGTGGGATCAGGTGGGGCCACAAGTGGAGCTTCTGGGGGCACCACAACAATCGCTGGAGCTGGAATCACCACGCTTACGGCAAGCGGCGGATCAAGCACCGCGGGTGGATCGGCGACAGGCGGAACTTTGGCAAATGTGACGGGCGGGGCCTCCGGAAACGCCCTCTTCACAGGCGGAGGAGCTGTCGGTGTGTACGGCACTGGTTATGGCACGGCAGCAGTAAGTGGTAGCGCTGGCGCCGGTGTTGGCGCGGCGGGTGTGGTTGGCTTAGGGGGCGGAGCTTTGGGCTCTGGCGCTGCTGGCTTGGGCAGTACTTCATTGCCAGGTGCCACGCTAGGAGCAGCAACTTTTGGAAGCAATAGGTTGCTGTTGCCGCTTGGGCGCGGTGCGATTGGAGCAAGAGAACTTTATAGCGGGGAGCCGGGTGGTGGTTCTATTGGTAATAGCTCAAGCACCGGTGGCCTGTTTGCTGGCGGCGGTGGTGCTCAAGGTGGTAGTGGTGGCGGCGGCGGTTACTTTGGTGGCGGCGGTGGTGGTGGTGGTGGTGATTTTGGTCGTGGTGGCGTTGGTGGCGTCATCATTGAGTGGTTTACCTTTTAAGGACATAACATGATATACGAAATCATGAGCGGAGAAACCGTAATAAACACCATCGTGGCAGAAGAGGCGTTTATGCAAGTGGCTTTTCCCGGTGGCAATTATCGTTTGCAGGCGCATACTCAGCCACAGGAGCCGGTCCAGACGGTTTGGAAGTGGTACCTGGATATTGGCCCATTTTTTGATCGATTTGGCGCAGTGAAAATGCAGGTCCTTGTTTCTAGCGATGCCGGTGTTCAGGCGCTGATAAAAGACATACAAATACGGAAGTGGATCGACCTGCAAAACGCCGAGGTGGCGCAAGGATTGGCATACATCGGCACCAAGGTGACAACGCTAACGGCTGAGCTGCAGGCTTCAATCCTGACGACGCCCGTCACAGACGACGAAAACATGGCCCTAAGAAAGCTCTACTTTACTTAAGGATGGTTTTGAAAATTTTGCGCGCTAATCAGCGGCGCGAGGCGCAATGATCCACATCTTAACTGGAGTTTTATGAGCAATGCCCCAAACCTTGCCGCTGCCGCGACCGTTGCCGGTGGCCTAGCGCCCGCTGGTGTTCTACTTCCCTTCGCTGGCTCAACCGCCCCGACAGGTTGGCTGCTTTGCGCGGGTCAGGCGATTTCCCGCGCCACGTATGCGGGATTGTTTGCGGTGATTGGAACGGCTTATGGAGCCGGTGACGGCACCACGACTTTCAACGTACCAGACCTGCGCGGTCGCATCCCTGCCGGGAAAGACAACATGGGGGGGTACGGCAGCAAGCAGGCTCACTGCTGTCGCGAGCGGTATTGATGGCGCGACGCTTGGGGCCAGCGGCGGAGCGCAGACGCATGTGCTGCTCTCCAGTCAAATCCCGGCTCATACGCACACTGCCAGCATCTCTACAGACCCAGGTCACACGCACGGCGGCATCGTGACAGGGACCGGGTCCGTAACCAACATCACAAACACTGCCGGTGGGACGGCGACAGCCGGGGCAGTGAACACGGCGGGGAGCACTGCAACCGGCGGGTCGCACAGCCACACAGTGGCAGTGAACGCAAACACTGGTGGCGACGGCGCCCACAACAACACGCAACCAACCATCGTTGCAAACTACATCATAAAATCATGAAAATCGCCAGCTACAAGGCCATAAGGTCAGGTTTCAATGGCGTTTTCAGCCACCTTATTCGTCGACGCCTGCGCAGCAAAAACAGCCACACCGAGCTGGTTTTTGAGCCCAGCGACGGGGTTGATCACCTCATGCCCGATGGCACCTGTGAGCCAGATGAAAATGGCGCGCTGTGGTGCTTTAGCTCGTCAGCGCGTGACGTCATACCAGCCTGGTCAAGGTACCGCGCTGGGCGAGTCGGTGGCTGTCGATTTAAGCGGATTGTGCTGGCAGCTGAAAAGTGGGACCTGGACACCCCGACGCGCACCAACCCGGTGTCTGCTGCGCTCAAGGCCCAAGAAATTGAGGGATCCCCATACGACTGGCAGCTGATTGCTGGCTTCTTGGTGTGGTTCATTCCGCAGGCGGAGGCTGCCCGCCACTGCACGGAGTGCGTTGCTGAGTGCATCGGGCACCCGGAGCCGTGGCGCTTTGATCCGGCTGTGCTGCCCGCCGCCCATCGGCTGTCGTGATGTCAAAATTCGCGGCCATGAAGATGAATTCCATCCGCGCCCTAGTCGCCGCACTGACCGCCGTCACGTACCCAGCCAAGAGCTGGGCGGCCGTTGCGACCGCCGTCACGGCTGGTTTTACGGCGCAGTTTGCGGGTGCTGACCCTTGGCCCTGGGTGATCGGCGGCTTTGGTGCCGCCATCGTCTACGTCAAGAAACAAGGCAAGAGCCGCCTTGATGCCATCACGAATGCGCTGATCTCGGTGCTGATCGGCGGGCTTGTTACACCACTATGGGTTGCACCAGCCGTTGCCAAGCATCTGGGACCGGAGCTGGCTAACCAGTACGCGCTGGCCTTCATTTTCAGCGCCGCGTGGCCTTGGCTTGTACCGCTGGCACTCAGCAAAATGAAGTCGGCAAAGCTCCCAGGAGACCAACAATGACGGATTACATCTTCCTGATTCTTGCGGTGCTCGGGTTGATCATGGCTTTGCACATGATCTGCGCCGCGACCTTTTTGCCGCCGAATGCGCCCGTTTTGCTGTCCATGGCCGTCGTGGCTGGGTTTGGGTTCTCGGTTGGTGTTGTGGTCACCGCGATGACGCAGGACGTGCCGCACTTGCTGATTTTCTTGGCCGCCTCTTTGGGTTCCATGCTGTTCCAGTCGATATTCTTGTGGTTCCATGGCTACCACGTGTCAGGCTTCGTGATGCGGCAGTTTCGCAGCTGACCTTTGTCGTGACGGCATAATCAAGGCTTCTTCGTGAAGCCTTTTTACTTTGCCGGAGTGATCATGTGAGCCACATCACCGCAGACCGTTGGATCGCTGTCCTTGCCGAGCTTGGTGTTCGTCCTCCCACAGCCGCCCGTTGGTCGCAACATTTCGCCGCCGTCGTGCAGCCGTCGGCTTTCAGCCTCGGGCTGTCCGAGATTGACGACTTTGTTGCCCAGGTCCTGCACGAGTCCGGGCGGCTCGAGCGACTGGAGGAGGGTCTGTCCTACTCCACCGCCTCGCGCATCCGTGCCGTGTGGCCAAGCCGATTTCCGACCGACGCCAGTGCGCAGCCATTTGTGCGCAACCCGCAGGGCCTGGCCGATAAGGTCTACGGCGGACGCATGGGCAACACGCAGCCTGGTGACGGCTGGCGGCACCGAGGCTCTGGCCCCATCCAGGTGACGGGCCGATCCAACTTTGAAGCCCTGCAGCGCGCCACAGGCCTGCCGCTGCTGGAAAACCCCGACCTGCTGCGCCAACCGAGCGACGCCGCCCTGCGCGTGTGCGTGGCCTGGTGGGAGGGTAACGTGCCCGACCGTTTGATGGGCGACAAAGTGCGCGTTCGCCGCGCCGTGAATGGCGGCGCCATTGGCCTTGATGACACCGCTGCGCTGACCGACAAGGCCAGCCGGTTGCTGACATGAAGTGGTTTCGCCCATGGATGATTTGGGCCGCTCTGGTGCTGGTCCTGTTGGGCGCGCTCGGTGTGCAGACCGTGCGCCTGTCCGACCTGCGCGCCAAGCACGCCGATACCCTGCGTGAGCACGCCGAGGCGGTGGAACGCGCCAGCGAAAAAGCCCGTAAAACCGAGAAGGACCTACGGGATGACCTGAACAATCTTGCGTCCAAACTGGACGAGGAGAAAAACAATGCGAAAAAGCGCGAAGATGCTCTTGTGGAGTCTGTGCGTGTTGGCAACCGCCGGTTGTCAATCGCTGCCACCTGTCCCCCAAGCCAGGGTGGAGGTGCCGCCCCTGCCCAGGGAGGTGGGGCCGCGCCACAGAGAGCCATCATTGACCCAGCGGCTGCTGAACGAATTATCGGAATCACCCGGGACGGCGACAACGCCATCCGCGAGCGAAACACCTGCATCGACGCCTACGAGGCCGTGAGAGCGCGGATCAACGGCGGGGAGTGAGGTCTAGGCTGTCATGGTCGCTTTTGCCTCGTCGTACATCTTGACCGCCCAGGCGATGGCGTAGCAGTTCCAGATGTATTGGCCCGTGAACCGCTCGACGTTCGTTTCCCAGAAGTCCTGGAACTGAAAGTCAACGTACTGATTGACCTCGTGTTGAAAGTCGTAGGCCGCGATTTGCTTGCGGTCTGCGCCATCGGCTCCGATCACCTCGCCCACCACGCGATCCCACAGCTCGCGGCGCTCTTCTGCGTTGGTTCGGTCGCGGTTGTTGCGAATCCAATCGCGCAGGTACTCAGTGATGGCGTTGTCGAACTTCTGTTCGTCAAACTCCTTGAGCCCTTTGCCCGGGTGGGCCTGCACCTTCTCGGCCCAATAGCCGGGGTTGATGGCCAGCTTGCAGCCCTTGCGCTCCATGTACTCGCGGTCGGTTCGGAAGAACTCGAACATATCGGTCAGGCGCCGGAACACGTAGGTGCCGCAGTCGCCAGTGATCACCAGCTCACCGGGGTAGGTGATGACGTCGAACCAGTAGACGCTGCTCTTGGTGGCGGCGAACCGCAAATGACGGTTCACGCCGTCGTCGCGGATGATGGTCATGACGTGGCGCCGAACGTCATTTAGAAATTGCGCCTTGATGTCGCGTTGGCTCATTTTGCTGATAAAAATAATGCGGCCACAAGGAGCGCAGTCAGGAAGATCACCAGCTTTTTGCTCAAGCGGCCGTCGTGGCCGCCGGGGCTGAAAACAGCCTTCGGCGGGGGCAGGAGCGCCCCCTGGACCTTGGACATAGACGCGTCGCAGCGCGGCATTGGTGGCGTGTACAGGCGTCCTATTTTGACGCCGGCTCGGGTTGTGTAGGGTGGTGTCATGGGCTCTCCTTTGGGGGGTTGGTGATTCAGTTGTTGCTGGCAACGAGGATGCAGACGCTCACGCTGGTGCCTGCAAATTCGTTGTCATAGGGCCCATGCCACTCGCACGTCAGGCCTGGTAGATTGAAGCTTTTGCGCGCGCTGGCGGGCAGGATGGCAACTAGGCGGCCTTCTGGGCGCAGCATGCTGGCTGCGTGCTCTGTGTGGGCTTGCCAGCGGCCATCGCTGAATGGCGGGTTCATGACGATGCGGTCAAAGCGCGCCGCCGTTGTGTTTGCCCAGGCAAGAAAATCACCTGTGGCGACCATGTGGCCCTTAGACTCCAGCACCTTGCAGTGCAGTTTGCTGATCTCCACGCAGGTGGTGCGGTATTTGGGCAGCAAATCGGCAAGCCCGCCGGTGCCTGCGCTGGGCTCCAGAACTGTGTTGTTGCAGCCGATCTCGGCCAAGTCCACCGCGATGCGCGCCAGCTTTTCGGGCGTCGGGTAGTATTGATGCGCCTTTTGGTCGGGGATGCACCCGCTTGCAACAATCTCTTTGACGGCCTCCATGGGGTCGTAGTCAAATGCCCATCGACTTGGGCTCACCTGCGTGCCGCCCAGGGCCTGCAGCACGCGGTTTGCCTCGGCTACCACGGCATCGGATGGAGAGCCGCCATTCTGGCGGATATCGTAGCAGCCTGGCACGCTGATGTATGAGTTTGTTCTCCAGCCCCTGTCTGGATTGAGGTCTTGGGCGGGGCACAATCCTTGCAGCCTGCCCAGCACCGCGAACGGCAGCGGGCGGCCCATCATCTGAAACTGCTTGAGCTTCTTTTTGGGCCGCTCGCGGAATTCGCTCGGGATGGCCAGAGGGTAAAGCTGCGCCAAGACGCAGTTTAGGCGCCATGCCATGTCGGGGTGCACCTCCAGGTGCGCGGTGCCCACGCCATAGCAGCGGATGCGGAGCGCGCCACCGTCGATGCTGACCCATTCGCCGCGGTGGTAGTCGCGCGCGTATTTCAGGACGCTGCTGGTCGCGTCGTATTTGGGCTCGTCGCGGCCCATGTACTTGGCGATGATGCAGCGCAGGTCGTTGATCGTGCCCGATCGGCTGTGGTCTGCGCCGCCCCACTCGGAGAAAACGTTGGCGATGATCATCCGGCGGCCAAAGCCCTCGGGCGCATTTGTGACGTGGGTCTTTGAGAGCGTGCGGAAAATGCCATCGACGCGCTCGGCAAAAAAGGTCTGACGCTGTGTCAACAGCGCCGTGAGCGTGCTGCGGACGTTTTCGTCGTTGAATTCGGGGATCGGCTCGGTGATCCATTCTTTGGTGCGGTCGTGGCGCTCGCCCAGCGGGGCCCTGATCTGCTTGTGCCAGGCGTCTCGCCGGGCCTGCGGCATCACGTCCAGCACATCGGTCAGGTGCATGGCCTTGGACCAAAAGGCAGCATGCAAGTAGGCGATGGCGCCATCAAGGTCAAAGAGGTTTTGAACGGTGTGCGAGGAAATATGCCGGTCGTAGCTGCCAGCATGCTCGGCGAAGTAGTGCAGCGCGCCATCAAGGTCTGGGCTGTTCATCACCTCGGCGACTCGCTCGATTTTTCGGCGCATGAATGCATGCTGACCGAGCAGGCCGTCGATCATGTCGCTGGGTGCGGGGGCAAAAAACTTGCCTGTGTCGGCGTCGTCAACAACTTGGAAGTTCATGGTTTTTTTGTGAGGTGGTAGTCGTCGGTCATGCTGCGGCGAGAATCGCGTCGATCTCCGCGATGCGCTCGAGAAGTTTTTGGCGTTCTTCGCGCAGCGACTCTTGATTTGCCACAGGCTTTTTCTCGGCTTGCATTTCCCGCGATGCCTTGATCGCAGCCGCTTTGCTCATGTACTCGCGTGATCCGTCTTCGCGGATGATTGCGTAGTCCGGTGTGCCGTTGTTGCCGCGATTGTCTTTTTGGCCCTTCATGATCACGTCACCTGGAGCGGCCTCAATTTCGAGGATGCCTTCGCTTCCTGGCGTGCCGATCCATGTGCCCCAGCGGTTGACTGTGGCATCGGTGCTGTTGAGGACGGCGATGTAAGGTTTGCCGTAGCGACGCTCGTTGTACGAGCCTGTTTCAATTGAGATTTTCATGATTTTGTAGTGCGGTGAGTTGAGGGGGTGCCCGGCGGGCCGGGCGGGTGGTGGGGTCATGTATTCAAAAAGCAAAGTTGCGAAGATTTTCCACGGCATGGCGCAGGGATACCCAAAGACCGCCAATTCGCTCGCCTTCAATCTCAAGCCGGATGTATTTTTTCCCGGAGGCTTGCTTGCGGGCAAGAGTGCCGGGGATTCCGTATGTCACTGGATGCATCGTGCGCACGGCCAAAACACTCAAAGTGGAACCATCTTCAAATGTGACGATTATTTTTTTGCTGCTCATGATGTTCTCCGGTTTTTGCCTCGCCCTATTGCTCGGCATGGCTGTATTGTACTGCATTTTTTTTGTTGCACACCAACTATTCTGTTATTTCTTCTAGGGGTTTACCCCATGACGCTGTAATCATGCCCGCCAGTGCGCCGACTGTGCGCGTGTTGGTGCCCGCGAGGCTGTGCAAGTAGCGTTCCGTGGTGCTCAGCTGGCTGTGGCCCAGCATCTCGGCGATTTCCTTTTGCGTGGCCCCAGCCATGTGGGCCAGTGACCCGGCGGTGTGCCGCAGGTCGTGCAGGCGCAGCTCGCGGGGCAGGTCGGCGGACGCTTTGATGGCGTTCCAGACTTTGTACGGGGTCTTGAGCGGCTGGCCCTTGACCCGACCGGGTATCAGCCACTGGCGCTTGTCGGCGAGCAGCGCCCTGGCAATCTCAAGCGCTGGGGCCGAGAGGGCGATGCGGCGCTGCCCAACTTTGGAATCTGGCAGCAGCAGCAGGCCGCGCTCGAGGTCGATCCAGCTGGCCTCAGCCAGCATGATCTCGGACTTGCGGCAGCCGGTGAGCATGAGCAGCCGGATGAAGGCGGCGAAGTCGGGTTTGAGCGTGCCGTCGGCTGTCTTGGCGTCCAGCGTGGCGTTCAGGCGCGAGATTTGTGCGGGTGCGAGGATCAACTCTTTTTCTGCGATCTCGTACTTCTTGACGCCGTGGCAGGGGTTGGTGTTGCGGTCGCGGTACCCCCATGTCTCGGCCAGATTGAATGCCTTGCTGAGGAGGGCCAGCACCTGGTTGGCTGTGGCGCGCTTGTCGGACAGGCCACCGAAGAGCTTGAGCACATCGGATGCCGTGATCGACTTGACCTTGCGCCCCGCCCAGACCGGCAGTATGTGCAGACGCCAGTTTTGGGTGTCGCTGGCCTGGCTGGTGGCTTTTTTGAATGGGACCGCGTGCTCGCGGGTGTAACGCTCCTCGAGCTCGGCCATGGTGGGCGCCTGACGGGCCTTGATATGCTCCGCGCGCGGGTCCTTGCCCTCGGCGACCTGGGCGAAGATGCGGCGGGCCATCTCACGGGCCTTCTCGGGCGGGAAGTCTGAGCAGCGGCCCAGCTTCTGCTTGCGCGCCGTGCCGTCCAGCGTCCGGTACCGGACGACGTAGGTCTTGCGGCCGCCTGGTTGGACGCGCACACCGAAGCCCGGCACCTCTGGGCACCAGTAGGAGGTGTCCTTGCCGGTGTCCTGGAGCTTGTCGACGTTGGTTTTTGTGAGTTTCATTTGGGTCATGGCTTCGCTCCTGTCGCGTCTTCCCAGTCGATGGCGTTGAGGTCTTTCATCTGGTCCCAGCGCAGCGCTTGGGCCCCGTCGAGGCTGTAGGTGGCCTGCCAGTCGGTGCCGCCTCTGGCGTAGGTCTGCCGGGCGCTCTCAATGGCGGCGGCCGCCGTCTTGGCGGTGACGTTGTAGAGGCGCAGCAGTGACCCGGTGGCCCGGTGCTGCCCGAAGACCGCCCACTTGGGGGCTGGCTTGCGCGGCTTCGTGCGCTGCTGGCCTGTACCTTGGCACCCGTAGCATTTGGTGCCGTGGATCAGGTTGAAGCTGAACCGGCCGGTGCCGTTGCAGCGGGTGCAGGTGTAGGTGGTCATGCTGCACCGCCTTCCGTGTCGTCGCTGGGCAGGTGCACCACGGTGGGCTGCGGCTGGCAGGCGGCGATGGCGGAGCGGGCAACGGTCGACGCGTCCACGGACATGCTGCACCCATCTACATAGTTGCGCAGCGCCGCCAGCAGCTGGTCGCGCTGGGCCCGGGCGTCTGCGACTTGGCTCATCGCTGACTGGAGTGTGGCGTCAATGCTGCCGAAGGCGTGCTTCTCCATCCAGTCCGTTGGAATCCCCTCGCAAGCATTCCAGCAGGCGACCAAGCGGCGGGCGTTGGCTTCGTCAACACCCGAGCTAAATGCGCTAAGCACGTCGGCAATAGTGAAGCGCTCGGACATAAGCGCAATTCTTCCACCGGCGTGCATTTCGCCCACGTGCAGCCGACCCTGTGTGTGTTGTTTGCTCATAAATTCCCCTTTTTCCAGGCCCCAAACAGGCCGCATCACCCCGGGAAACGCCGGGTATCGTCCGGGATTTTCCGTGCGGTGGGGAGTTTGCTAAGCGGTTGAAGCCGTGCAGTTTTCGCCCTCGCCGGGTAGTCCCGTGAGGTGCAGGGCGACTAACTTTTAATCACTTGCCCTGAACCGTGAAGCCATTGTAACTCAAGGGAAAAAACAAGCAACAAATTTTTTAGGGCGCATCTCGGGCTGTTGCGAAAATGATAAAGCGTGATATGGCGTGACGATGTGGGCCGGAAGCCAACCGGTACGGCAACGAACTTTTAATTCGTGGACAGTGGGTTCGATTCCCACCCGGCCCACCACTCACTTTCGGCGGTAGTTGCGCATGTAGGCGGCTTTGGCCTCGCGGCATTCAGAGCACTTGCAAAGTCGAAACGACGAGAGCGTTCCGTGTGTGCCCTCGGCCATCGTGAAGCCTCGCTCCGCGACCGTCTTTCGAACGTGGCATGACCAGCACAGCAGCTGGCACTTCTCCAGCTCAGGGTTCAGTTTCACCGCACTGAGGTTCCAAAGTTTGGCAATGTTGAAGGCTTTCTGCCCGGGCTCCTTGTGGTCCGTCTCTAGATCAGTCGTTGATCCACATTGGACGCAAGCGCCGCCAAGCCTAGCAATGATTTCAGCGCGCTTGGCGTGGTATCGCTTGAGCATGTACTCGGCCATGTAGGCGTTGTATTCTTCCTTGTTCTTCTTCGCCATAAATACGGGTTAAAAAACCAATATTCTACGCTCTAACTATCACCACTCCCCCGCCCCGCGCCTCGGGTCCTCGTAGGGCTGCCGGAACGGCGTCAGCACCTTGCCTGCGCTCTCGGTCAGGCCACGCCACGGCAGCGCCTGGTGGATGGCGTCGTTGAGTCCGCGCACCGGGTCCCAAACGTACCAGACGCCCGGGTAGAGGACGTCTTTGGGGTCGGGCACGGGCTCCCACCAGTCGCGGCTGATGCCCCGGTCGAACTCGTCTTGGTACTCGCACTGCCTGTGATCGCGCTCGTACCAGCCGCGACGGGCGGGGACTTGTGGGGGGTGGTACCAGGGGGTTAAAGGGGGCATGTATGCTCCTCTGTCTTCATGAAGACCAGCCAGTGCGTTTTGTTAGCCCTCTTGTTGCCAACAATCGGACGCTCTGGGGTCAGTGCCAGCACTTCGCTGACTGGTATCTGTGTCTCATTCCACTTGAACACCAAAGTTCCAAATGGGGCCAGAACACGGAAGCATTCAGAAAAACCAGACCGGAGGTGGTCACGCCATTCCTCCGTGAGTTTCCCGTACTTCTTGGCCTGCCACGACTGTGGACCAGCTTTGCGCAGATGGGGTGGGTCAAAAATCACCATGCGGAACTGCCCGTCGGCAAACGGCAGATCAGTGAAGTTCATAACCATGGTTGGCTTCACTTCCAGAGTCCGGCCATCGCAAAGGATGTGGGTCTCATGACGGATGTCGCCGAAAAGTACGCGCTGATCATCGCGGTCAAAGTAAAACATCCGGCTTCCGCTTGCCGGATCAAGGACGGCGGGATCGCTCATACCACCACCGTCACTTTCTCGGCCGCTCGGGTGATCGCGGTGTAGAGGTGTTTGGCTGCGTCCTCCCGAAACGTCCGGCTCTCGTCGAACACCACCACGTTGTCCCATTGACTGCCCTGACTTTTGTGAACGGTGAGCGCCCAGCCAAATGTGAACTCATCGGCTTCGCGCCGATCGCGCCAGTGCAGGTCTTTTTCGGTGCCTTTGAAGAACTCTGGCCGAACCTCAATGTCGATCGGGGCGATATTGTCGTCGTCGAGGCTGGTGACGCGCATCTGAATCAGCTTGCCGCCAGTGCCCAGGCTGTCGACATTCCAGAGGCCGCCATTAAGCAGGCCTTTGTCGCGATTGTTGCGCAAACAGACCAAGCGGTCGCCCACATCGGGCATCCACGGCGCGCCTTGATCAGCCAATCCCTTGAGCCATCGGATGCGGGCGTTGAATTGGTGGCGTGTGCGGTTGAGACCGCACAGCAATTGGTCAGCCCCGAGCACGATATCGCGCATCCTGTCTTTGTCGACGTCTTGGCGCGCAACGACGAGGCTGCCGCCGTACTGGCCTGGTGTCAGATACCGGCCTTCCCGGATATCCATGCTCATCCGAATGATGGGGCTCTCTGCCGCCTGGCGGTGCACCTCGGTGAGCATGACGTCGGGCGTGGCGTTGATGAAGAAGCCCTCGCCCTTGACGGGTGGCAACTGCGCTGGGTCGCCAAGCACCAGCACCTTTGCCCCGAAGCTCAGAAGGTCTCGGGCCAGTTCCTCGCCGACCATCGACACCTCATCAATGACGATCAGTTTTGCTATCGACGCTGGGCTGTCCCGGTTGATATTGAATTTGGCCTCGCCCGTTACATCGTCCTGCTCGACCTTGTAGATCAGGCTGTGGATGGTGCCAGCGGCTTCGCAGCCCTTCTTTCGGAGCACCAAAGCAGCTTTGCCGGTAAAGCAGGCGTAGAGCACCAAGCCTTTGACGTCCTCAGCAAGATGGCGGGCCAGCGTGGTTTTGCCCGATCCGGCAAAGCCAAACAGGCGGAATACTTGGGGGCCGCGCTTGTCTGTTAGCCATGCCTTCACGGCGGTGATGGCCCGGTCTTGTTGTGGACTCCAGCTCATACGCCTCCCTTGATCGCGGCATCGATGCGGCGGCCAATCCAGGCAACGCAAGGTATAGCCCATGAGTTGCCCAAGGCTTTGTAGCGTGGGCCGTCTACGTCTTTGACGCGCCATTTGCCGGTTTTTTTGTTTTGCTTGACCTCCAGGCCTTCGGCCATCATCTGCTCTGGCGTCTCGCTGGGGTCCAATTTGCGCCAGCCATTCCACGTCGGGATGCGGGTGTAGCCGTCCGGGAACCCCTGCAGGCGCTCGCATTCGACGGGTGTGAGGCGGCGCACGGCCATGGCGTGCATAACGTGCGGGTCTTGGTCGCTTGCTCCGCGACCGTGGCTTGCGGCCAGCGTCGGAAACACCTCTGTGTTAGGTTCGCTGCCGCATCCCCTTTTTAAGTTTCCGGGCTGGAACGCCACCGGCGCAGCCACCGCCCCCACCCCAATCCCACCGCGCCCGCCGTTTGGCGTCAGCAGCGCGTTGGCCGTGCCGTCCCGCCGGTACTCCAGCTGGTGCGTGTCGCCGCGCCCGCGAATTGCCAGGGTGTAGGGTTGGGCGACTGCAATGCTTGCCTGCCCAGTCCTTGACGACCCGCACCCCAGCCCGTGCGTGGTGCCATCTGTGCTGCTGATCGGGGTTTGGGTGGGGTGGAAGGCGATCGGCTCAGATTGGTCTGCATACGCAATATTTCGCTCTTCTCCGCAGCGTGGGCACTCGGCGGGGATCGGAGTTTTATCGCCGACTCCGGTCGCGTACTTGTCAGCGAAAGACTCTCCGCAGCTCATGCACTTGTAGTGATGTACGGCCACCGCCACCACGTTCATCCCCCGATCCGCGCACGGGCTGCTGTCGTGGCGCGCGGTCAGCGTGCCAGCGGTGTCGCCGAATTGGGTGACTGGCACGATGTACTGATCACGCATCTGCCCGCTGACTTGATTGTGGCTGGTGTCGCTTGGGCCGCCAGCTGTCATTGTGGGCATGGTTTCGACGTGGTCGATCGACTGAAACACCGCAGGCGGCGGGCTGTTGGCGTCCAGGCTGGTGGTGTACTCTGCGTAGACCTTGCCCGCCTGGTTGCTGGCGGTGTTGTGCAGTTTGGTGGAGTAGGCAATATTGAGGTTCCCGCTGGCGTGCGCCTCTTTTGTGAGAGCTGGATTGACGCCATCCACGCTTGTGATCCGGTCGTGTGCGTAGTCGTGGCTGTAGTGTGCGTATTTCACGCCCGTCCCAGGCTGCACCAGAAACGTCTCTGTCTCAAAGCCCCCTTTGTAACCGCTGCCTGGATGGGCCAGGAGCGCAGGGGTGACGTCAATGGAGCTGCTGGTGCGGTTGCCGCCGAAGGCGACCGGAATCAGGCTGTCTGCGGTGTCCACGTCAGTGCCTGGTGGTCGGTCTCCGCCTGTCTTGTTGCCGCCCGCTCTGAGTGTGGGGCACACCGCAACTACTGGGTCTTGCCCCCGTGTGTCCCCCGTTCGCTCGACGCCACGGCCACTGCTTGTAAGGCATGGAGCAGTTGCGTGGGCAGTTGTTTCCCGCGCTTCTCGGCTCGGCGCAGTATCCCGGCGCACGCAGTCGGGCTCAAAAAGTACCGCTGCGGGATCGAACCCGTCTCGAGAACTTGCGACAACGAACACACGGCGGCGTCGCTGGGCCAGTCCGAAAAATTGTGCGTCAAGCAATCGCCACGCAAGTGCTCTTTTGGGTCCAAGCACATAACCAGCGTTCGACCATTTTCCCCCTGGTGGCTGGAGCGGATCATCTTCGCCGGCAAGTCCTGCCAGAAAGCACCCGAAGGCGTTATCGGACGTCGACAAAACTCCGGGCACGTTCTCCCAAAATATGACGGCGGGGGCGTCGCCTCGGGCGACTCGAACAGTGTCAATTGCATTTGCTATCTCGCAAAAAGTAAGTGAAAGGTTGCCGCGTGCGTCGTCCAGTGATCGACGCAGGCCCGCGACCGAGAAAGCCTGACACGGCGTCCCGCCGCAAAAAACATCAGGCGCAGGAACTTCGCCGCTGGCGATGCGCTCGGGCAGCGCGGTCATGTCGCCAAGATTGGGTACTTCAGGGTAGTGATGCGCCAGCACGGCGCTGGCAAATGGATCAATCTCTGCAAGCCAAGCGGCACGCCACCCTAGTGAGTTCCAGGCAACGCTTGCGGCTTCTATCCCTGAGCAAGCCGATCCGAATTCAATTTCATTCATAAAATCTTTTGTTGGTCACGACCGCTGGCTGTCCACGCGATGCCTGCACCTTTGGCACCCTGGGTCGGCTTGCCCCTGGGGGGTCTTGGTGTACTGACAGTCCTTGGTCATGGGATCTGTGATGGTGATCAAAACGGGGGTTCGGCTGCCCTGGTGCGACTGCCATCCGGCTTGCACGGTGACGAGGTCGTTCAGGGGTTCGCGGTTGTGGCAGCCGTAGGTCATGATGCGCTGCTGATGCCGTAAAGACGCCGGAAGTCATTGGCAGACCGCTGCGCCACTAGGACAACAGACTCGCCTGGTACCCAGTCAATCGGCTCTGAAACGCCTGGCAGTCGAAAAACGGCGCGCATTTTTATGTGCGTTCTGCCGCCACGGTATGTCACGATGTTTGTGGCATCGGGCCATCTGAGGCATGTGGCCTCAATGGCTGCCGACTGCCGGCGCTTGGTGTCTTCTTGATCCGCCCATCCCTGCATCATGCAGGCGTGGCTGCAGTAGTGGAGGCCCTTGGCATCGGTGACAGGGCTGCACTCGTCGTCTCGGTCATCGTCGGAGCCGTACTCACGCCGCCCCTCTTCGTCGAAAGTGCACGAGCAGCTCGCGCAGGAGTGCCACCAGCCGTTTGGCAGGGTGGCACTGAGTGGTACCGGGCCTGGTGCGTACTTGTCGAACTCCGGCTCTCGGCGGCAAAATTCGACTTCGTCGGAGTCCATGCCCAGCTTCTTTGCGCCATAGCGGCGAGCGGCCGCACTGTTGTTGGCAAAGACAATCTCGCTTCCTTCGTCGTCGCTTGCTTTGACAACGTAGGCTTTTGTGGGGTGGGTGGTGGTAGTCATTTTGGATGAACAGGGCCGGTTTCCCGGCCCCTGGTGTCACTGGACTGCTTGCTTGAGGCTGGTGCTGACCTTGAATTTCACGGATTTGCTCTCCGCGATCTGGACTGCCTCACCGGTCTTTGGGTTGCGGCCGGTGCGCGCGCTGCGCGACTTCGTGAACAGCTTGCCCAGGCCTGGCAGCGGCACTTCGCCCCCCGTAGACAGCTCCATGGCGGCCACTTCGGCGAGGCTGTCCAAGACTGGCGTGACTTTGCTTGCGGGGATGCCAGCGTGTGTGGCGATTTTCTTTGTCAGATCTGCGAGTTTCATGCTGTGATGCTCCTGCCGGTGTTGATGATGCGCGAGAACTACCGGCGTCGTCCTCGCGCGGGGTTACCGTTTGTACTGGCTGGTGTTCTGGACCGTTCGCTTGGCTTCCCAGGCGTCCAGGTCGGTGGTGCGGTACATTACGCGCCCGCCGACTTTGACAAATGGTGGCCCGTCGCCATTGGTGCGCCAGTTTGCCAGCGTCCGGACGCTGATATTGCCGCTGTATCGAGCGGCGACATCATCCGGTGTCAGGTACTGCTGCTGTGGCTGGCTCATCAGAACACGTCCTCGTCATCTGCTGGCGGCGGGGTCTGCGCTGGTGCCGGTGCCGGGGCCGGAGCCGCCGGCGCTGGCGCTGGTGCGGGGGCGGGCGCAGGCGCGGGGGCTTCTGCAGCGGCAGTCTGCCGGGTAGCGGCTCGGGTGCTGGCCTTGGGCTGTGGTGCGGCTGCGGTTGCCTGAGCGGTGGCTTTGATCGCGTCAGCGGTGCTGGCCGATGCCTCTGCGGCTTCTTGCTGCCCAAAGTATTCGGAGGCTGGCTCGCCGTCTCGCAGCGCGTTGTAGATGCCCGTCATCTCGACCAGCTCGTCCAGCAGCACCGAGTCCAGACCGTGGCCCAAGCGCTTCTCGAGGTGCTGAGTAGTGACGCCAAACTTGGCGAACGCCTGCGTCATCTTGCGCACGCGCACTTCCAGCGGTTCGTCGTTCGAACCGGCGATGGTCTTCTTGCACTCCTGGATCGCATCCTCGACCAGCCACTTGGGCATCATGGCCAGAATCAGCCCGCGCACCTGCTTGCTGGCGACGTTGCTGATTTTCATGTCGATATCGGACTGATCGCGCAGGGCCTTGGGGCCGTCGCGCGTGTCGCGCACGTGCATGATCGTCAGCTGGCGCTTGTTGTAGTTGTTTTTTTCCATGTCCCAGGCGAAGACCTCAACCTCCGACTTTTTGTTGTCACGGCTCAGTTCTCGGTGCCCGTACTGAAAGTTGCCCACCACCCGGGCCAATTCCTCGGCCATGCGGATGCTGGGGCCCGTGATCGTGCCGCCGCCTTGTGGCTTGCTGTAAAAAGCCACTGCGGCGAAGGACGGGCTCTTGCACGCCGTCATCATTTCAGCGTGGGCGGACGTCAGGTCCCGGGGGAATTTCTTCGCGAGGACGAGTTGCCCCTGCGCCTCGGCAATCGCGCGCTCTTGCTCGACGGCGACAGCGCCTGCGTTGAGCGCAGCGGGAAGGTTGTTTGCCTTCGCAAATGGCGACGCTTGTTGAGTCGCCTGCGCTTGAATTGTGGTCAGTTCTTGGCCCATGATTACTCCTGTGTTGGTTGATTGGGTTCTTGGATTTTATCCGATTTTCTCGAATTTACTTGGTTTCCACCGAAAATTCACCGTCCGTCACTCGCGTGACAAAGACCTGCAGTCCAGCGTCCTGCGTTTGCTGCTCAAGTTCTGCGAGGTGATCGCTGTCGAGCAGCTCGCAGCCGTCGAGACACACAAGGCGCAGGTCGCCGACGCGCATCTCTGCGATGTTGACCGCGATTTCGACTTGCTGGGCGGTGTTCAGGCGGTCGAAGTTGATGCCGTGGCGCCAGATTTCGCCGTCGCGCACCTCAATGCCCGGGATGGGCATGCTGGCGAGCAGTTCTTCTTTGTATGCGTCGATCGCGTCGATCGCCTCGGTTTGTTTGGTGGCATCAGCTTGCAGGTCTTTAAGGTCATCTTCCATGGTCTTGATGACTTTTTGGGTCTGCTCACGCTTCGCGGCCGCATCGCGGTTGGCCCGGATGGCCGCCAGCGCCTGGTTGATCGGCATCAATGCTTCGATGCGGGTGTCGTTTGCTTTCTGCCGCTGATTTGTGGCCAGCCCCTCGATGCGACGCGCTTCGGTGTCGATCGCGTTGATGTCTGCCAACAGATCGGCTTTGATCTTGTCGATCTTTTCTTGGGCTTCGGCTCGCAGTTGCTCTTTCTTTGTGGTGTTCGCCGACTGGATGCCTGCCAGCTTGGCGGTGATGCGGTCCATTTCGGCTTGGTAAGACTTCTGGTGCTGATCGCGCTGCGCCTGCAGCTCGTCCTCGCTGCCCGTGACACCCTCTGGCGCCTCTGGCATCGCCAGCCGGAGCTGATTGATCGTGGCGTCTTTTTCTTTGATCGCCCGGTTTGTGCCCGTTCGGTCGTCGTAGACCTGCTGGCGGACCATGTCGATGATCGCCAGCGCGTTGGTGTCAGCCCTGGGTGGCTCCACCGGGATGCCGCTGATCTTGCTCAGGTGGGCGGCATCCAGCGGCAGGGGCATGCTCTCAAGCAGGACCTTGACGCGGTCTTTTTTGCTCGCTCGCAGGAACTCAACAGGGTTTACGCTGAGGGTGTCGGTCAACTCTTTGATGACGTCGCTGGGGCGGGTGACCTTCTTTCCCTGCGGGTCGGTCACGTCGACCGTGGTGGTCTTGGCTGTGACGCGCTTCTTGATCTCGGTGCCGTCGTCCAGAATCAGGACGACCTCGCCCTTTTCCGCGCCCTTGCGCAGGAGGGTGGCGTCGGCCCCCCCCTTGATGGCCGCTTTGATGGCTTCGAGGACGCTGGTCTTGCCCTGTCCGTTTTTGCCGGTGATGGCGTTCCAGTTGCCGGCGTCGAACTCAAGCTCTTGAATGCCGAGGAGGTTTTTGATTGAGACGTGTTGGATTTTCATGGTTTTATCGGCCAATGGCCTGTTTGATGAGTTGATAAGTGCGCTGTGCGACGCCGCGTTCCGTGCGCCATTCTGGGCACTCTTCGTCCATGGTGGCGCAGATCGTGTCCCACTGATCGACAAGGCAGGCCCAGGCCGGTGAGACGCTTTTCATTTCCTGGATTCTTGGAGCCAGCTCGGGCGCCTGCTCCAAAAGCAGGCGGCATCGCCGGAAGTCGGCGGGCTCGTATGGCGTGTCAAAGCCCGATGATCCGGTGGCATCAATGCCGGTCAAATGAGAAAAGATCGCGTTGCTACTCACCCCTCGGTGTCCGCTCGCCAGCCATTTAGCGGCTGCGTCCGACACGCTTGGGTTTTTTGCCCTGGCCTCCTTCTCTGCATGCGGGGCCTGGGTGGCGCGCAGCTGATCAAGTTCGTCTTTCGGGCCAATCGCGAATGTTACGCCAAGAACTCGCGCCGTGTCCGCGCACGCAACGGAGCCCTCTGGGGCAAGCTTCGTGAAGGCGATAAAAGCTGATGCACGCACAGGCCCCGTGATCAGGATGCAGTTGCCACGGTGCTCAACCGTATAGGCGGTGTAGCCGCTGATGTGAGCGGTGATTGCCGTGCTCATAGCTTGCTCCATCCGGGCAACGCCAGTGGGCGTGGCTCAAAGCCCCAGTCGGGCCACTGCCCGCTTTGGCGGCATGCGGCGATGGTTTCGAGGTTTCGTTGCGCCGCGATGGCGGCGCGCTCGACCTGGTCGACCTCGGTGAAGTAGACCCCGATCGCGTAGGGCGGCTCTTTCTCAACAGCCAAAAAGACCCAATCTTTGGGGTGCTCACCGAAAGCCGCATCAAGCACGCGGTGGTACCAGGCGGTCTGCACCGTGTAGCGCAGGTTGGCCGCCGACTTGCCAAAGCCTTCGGGGCTGGCGTCTTTTGTTGTCTTGACGTCCACGATCATGCGGCCGCTGTCGTGGATGTAGTCCGTCCGGCACTTGATGAGTTCGCCCGTGCCTTGGTCGTGGGCGTAGAACGACTGCTCGGCCTTGCCGCCGCGCAGCAGGCCAGCAGCCACCGGGTGGCGGTGCACGGCGTCGCGGACGCGCAGGCACGTCATGAAGTCTTCAGGCTCGAGCACGATTTTTCCAGCGTGTTGCGCATAGAATTCTTCGTACCCGGCTTTGCCGTTCTTGGTGCGACGGTCAAATCCAGGGCTTTCGATAACCTCTTGAGGGAAGAGGTCGGGCTCAAGAATGGCAATGTGAACAGCTTGCCCCATGATCATCTCAGGCGTTGGCTTGTTTGGCTCTCGCTCGGGGTTGATGTACTTCTGCCAGTAGTGGAGGGGGCTGCCGGCCGCGATGGTGTCGAGGTGGCTTTTACTGGTTCCTGGACCCGAGTGATATTCGTCATTCGTCCGCTCAAGCAGACCGGTTGGGTGAGGCGCAAGGACGCCATCGGCATCCGGGAAAAGCGCAATTGGTGGCGGTGATTCTGTCATTTTCTCAGTTCCTTAAAAATTTACGTGGAGGTCAATTGGTGGACTCGATTTTTACCTGCAAGTCACGGCAATTCACGGCTTTATTCTACAGCAGATTTTTTGTTTCTTGCGTTTTTCTGCTAAGATACTGAAAATTTTTTTTAAGGACTGCGATGTCAACTTTCTACGAATCCATGGTCAGCCGACTGGCCAACATTGAAGCGCGCGCCAAGGCGCTTGGCTCAAACATGACCCAGGTGTGCAAGGCCACCGGCGTGGCCCGGGTTACTTATGAGCGCTGGCGTCAGCGGCCACCGAAGTCGGTCCAGTTGGTGGACGTTCTGGATGCGCACGTGAGGACGATGGAGGAAGCGCCGCAGAATAGTGAATCCATGGACAAGGTTTATGTCGCCGGGCCTATGACCGGCCTACCACAAGACAATTATCCAGAGTTCAACCGGGTTTCGGAGTGGCTTCGAGGCCAAGGTTTGGTGGTCCTGAATCCGGCGGAAAACAGACGCCCCCTTGACCCGACATGGCTGAACTGGATGCGAATTGCCGTGCCGCTGCTTGTCCAGTGCGATGCAGTTGTTTTGCTGAATGGCTGGGATAAATCTCGTGGAGCTATGATTGAGTACGATCTGGCCCGTGCGCTTGGCTTGTGGATTTACGCGCTGGATCCAGCTGGGGACGGCGCCGAGCCCAGCTTGACGCTTGTGCACCAGGGCGGCGACGACGTGCCAGGTCGCATCGCATGAGTTTGCGCGACGCTCTTGCCGGTGTGCCCCTGCGCCAGACGGTGGTGGCCGAGCCCCAGCCAGCGGCGGCCCCGAGCCTGCGCGACTATCAAGAGGACTTTGTGCATCAGGTGCGGATGGAGTACCGGAGCGGGCATAAGGCGGTGTTGCTTGTGGCAGCTACAGGGGCCGGCAAGACCGTGGTGTTCAGCTACATCGCCCGTTCTGCGGCTCAAAAAGGCTCACGGGTGCTGATTCTTGCCCACCGCGACCAACTGATCAAACAGGCCAGCAGAAAGCTGACCGAGAACGGGGTTCAGCACGGCATCATCATGGCTGGCTTCACCCCTGCCCCGCGCCGCCTGGTGCAGGTGGCCAGCGTGCAGACGCTGGTGCGCCGGATCGAAAAGCTCAAAGCGGTAGGCGCGACGTTCGACCTGATCGTCATCGATGAGGCTCACCTGTCGGCGGCCGCCAGCTACATGAGGGTGCTGGCGGCCTGGCCAGACGCCCGAGTCTTGGGTGTGACGGGCTCGCCGATCCGCCTGGACGGCAAAGGGCTGGGTCGTCAAGCCGGGGGCTGTTTTGACACCCTGGTGCAGGGGATTTCAATCCGGCAACTGATCGACCAGGGCTACCTCGTTCGCCCTCGCGTTTTCGCGTCGAAGGACGTGATCGATATGTCCGGCATCAAGAAGATCGGCGGGGACTTTGACACCCATGCCGTGGCCGAGCTGATGGACAAGCCCAAGATCACCGGCGACGCGATCGCGGCGTACCGCAAGCATTGCCCCGGTGTGGGTGCCGTGGCGTGGTGCGCCAACGTCGCCCATGCGCAGCACGTGGCTGCAGAGTTCAATGCGTCCGGTATCCCGGCTGTGGCCCTGTGCGGCGAAGACGACAGCGTGGCGCGCGACAAGGCGCTGGCCGACCTGACTGCTGGCCGCATCAAAGTGATCACGTTTGCCATGCTGCTGGTCGAGGGCGTGGACTGCCCGTCGATCGGCGCCGTCATCCTTCTGCGGCCCACGATGTCGCTGTCGTCTTACCTGCAGGTGATTGGGCGCGGCCTGCGTCCGATCTTTGCGCCGGGCATGCCGCTGGACACGGCTGAGCAACGCTTCGCCGCGATTGACGCGGGCCCCAAGGGGCGGTCGTGCTTTGTGATCGACCACGCTGGTCTGACTTTTCGCCACGGCATGGCCGACGAGGAGCGCGAGTGGTCGCTGGATGGTGCCAAGAAGAAAAAGGGCAAGAAAAAAGAGACCGATAACGTCGTGCCAGTGGCACAATGCCCCAAGTGCTTTGCAGTCTTCGAACCCGCCGATGTGTGCCCCAATTGTGGCCACGTCATGGAGAAGAAGGTGCGCAAGGGGCCCGAGCATGTCGACGGTGAGCTGACCGAGGTGACCGCCGAAATGGCGGACGCGATCCGGCGGCAGCGCCGCGCTGAGGTCTATGCGGCGAAGACGTTGGACGACTTGAAATCAATCGGGGCGGCCAAGGGTTACAGCCCTGGCTGGGCAAAGCACATTTACGAAGCGCGCCAGCGCAAGGCAGCAAGCCGGGCCTGAGACCGGTGATTTTTTAAAGGGGAATTTGTGGCTTCATTTCATCAAACAATAATTGTCGGGCACCTTGGGCGGGACCCGGAAAGCCGAAACCTGCCCAGCGGCGACGCTGTGTGCAACTTTTCAGTTGCCGTCACCGAAAAGTGGAAGGACAAGGCAGGCGACACCAAAGAGCAGACCACCTGGTACCGCGTGAACGCCTTCGGGAAACTGGCAGAAATATGCGGGCAGTATCTAAAAAAGGGCAGCTTGGTCATGTTGACCGGCAAAATGCAGGCCCGAAAGTTCGAGAAGGACGGCGTTGAGCGCGAGTCCTGGGAACTCAAGGCCGACCAGCTGCAGATGCTGAGTGGCCGCGATGGCGCTGCTGGCGGCGGTGCACCTGCGCAGCGTCCAGCTGCGGCTCCTGCGGCGCGTCCGGCTGCGGCTCCTGCAGGCGGCTTTGATGACATGGACGACGATATACCATTCTAATTTTTTGTAGCATCATGAGCGATTTTAACGAGCCCGGATATGAAAAACTGGCCGCTGTCCTGCAGCGCGCATACGACCAAGCCGCCAAGGGCAAGGGCAAGGAGCGCCACGCCGCTGGCGAGCCATTCCACGAGCAGGTCATGCAGATCATCGGAGCCCGCAAGTTTGGCGTCGGCTCCCTGCTGTGTCAGGCTTTCAAGAAGTCTGATGAGACCCAGAGCCTGCCGCTTGATCGCGGCGTGAACGAGCTCTTGGGGGCCATTGTGTACTTGGCTGGGGCTGTGATCGCGCGCGAGGCCGAGGGTGATGGCGGCGAGACGGGGATGGAGGTCCAAAGTTACACTGAGAGAGAAGCAGCCAGCCGCGCTATAGCACTGGCGGCTGGTTTTGTGCGCAATGAATCCACCCCTGAGGAAAGAAAACCGCAAAACGCCAAGGTGGAGAGCGACTGGATCGGTTGGTTCGGGGGTGTGATGCCGGTTCCGGCCCATCAAGCGGTACGGGTTAGATTTAGAAACGGCATAGAGAGCGTTGGTGTAGCGGGCCATCTTGACTGGGGTCATAATGACAATCCCTATGACATCGTGACCTACCGTGACCTACAAACTTGAGCCATGACCACCGAAAGCACCGTACTTCGGCAGGTCTGGCTGGCACTCGGCTCACGCTGCAGGCTTTTCCGCGTCAATACCGGCAAGGCCTGGGTGTGCCACGGGGAGCCGCGCTATTTGCGCGACGGGTCCGTGGTGCTGCCGCCCGGTAGCCGCCCGGTGCCGCTGGGGCTGAGCTATCCAAACGGCGACCCGGTGTCGGGCACGCCCGATCTGGTCGGCTGGTCCCCCGTGGTGGTCACCGCAGACATGGTTGGTCGCACGCTGCCTGTGTTCACCGGCGTGGAGGTCAAGGCATCCAGTGGCGGACGCAGGCGCGAGGCGCAGATCAATTTTGTCGAGCAGCTGATCAAGTCCGGCGGCATCGCTGGCTTCGCAAGCAGCGCCGATAGAGCACACGAAATTATTGATGCATGGCAGCGTGGAGAGTCTTCGCTTTGAGGTATTATCGCACCCTGCACAATTTTTCACGGCTTTGCTCGAGCGCTGAATCACCCGACTGAGCCAATGTTTTACGGGCTCCCAGGCCTGGTCTGGGAAAAGGCGCGGACGGTCCTCCCCCCGTCTGCGCCGCCCACCTTTTTTAAAAACAGGGGAGGATCGCGGGGAGGCGATGTGGTCCTGAATATTTACCGGAGCGTCTATGCATGACTCCGACATGGAGCGCGCAAGGTCTGCGCTGGCTTACCTCAATCCTGCTGATCGCACGCTGTGGGTGCGCGTAGCATTTGCGCTTAAATCGGAATTTGGCGACGCCGCGTTTGAGGTCTTTGACAGCTGGGGGTTCGACTCCTACCCGCGGCCTCAGAAAGAGGTTCGGGCGACGTGGAAGTCGGCAAGCGAGGGCGGATCGGTCACGATCGGCACGCTCTTTTGGGAGGCCAAGCAGGCCGGATGGAAGGACGACAGCAAGCGCACCAAGCCAAGTGCTGCTGACCTGGTCGCGCGCCGTGAGTCCGCCGAGCGCCGCCGCGCTGAGTACGAGCGCCAAGAGGCCGAGCAGCACGCTGATGCCGCTGATCGCGCGCGGTCAATCTGGGAGGCGTCACAGCCCTGTGACGCGCATGATTACCTGGATCGGAAAGCGGTGCAGTCACACGGCTTGCGCGTGGGTCGCTGGGATAAAATAGACGGCGATACGGGCGAGATACTAGGTCATGTCGACGGGGTCTTGATGATCCCCATCATGGACCGCACGCGCAAAATCTGGAGCCTGCAGGGCATCGCGCCCGACGGGTCCAAGCTTTACCTGACGGGCGGTGCCAAGCGCGGCAATTTCTACGCGCTGGGCTCTCGTCCTCAAGCCAGCGGCGACGGTGCGCCGATCTTCGTGCTTGGAGAGGGCTATGCCACGTGCGCCAGCGTGCATGCAGCGACCGGTCACATGGTGCTGGTCTGCTTTGATACATCCAATCTTCTGCCCGTGGCCAAAGCCTTGCGCGAGCGCCTGCCAGCGGCCGTGATCTTGTTTGCTGCAGACAACGACGAGGCCGGCATCGATGAGCGCCTGGCTCGCGCAATTGAGCGTGGTGCTCACGATCCGGTTTGGGGCAGCACCAGCGGGGCTCGGTCGGTCGCCGTCACGGGAAGCGATGGCCGCCAGATTGTGATCGACAACCCGGGTATCGTTGCTGCGCGCGCGGCCGCGTCCGCTGTTTCTGGCCTGGTGGCCGTGCCTCCACCTGGAGACTTCAACGACTTGCAGGCCAGCGAGGGCCTGGAGGCCGTGGCTGGCGTGATTGATGCTGCGTTGGGCCCGGCCCCGGCCCCAGATCCCGATCCTGTTCCTCCACCAGATGACGACGACAGCGAGATTGCGTTTGACGACCTGCCTCCCCAGGCGCCGGTGGCAAGCGCCGAAATGCCGCCAGATGATGTCCCGCCCGGTGATGATATTCAGGAGGCCGACGGCTTTGCGGTCTTGGGCTACGACCTGGACGAGTACTACATCTACCACAAGGCCAAGCAGCAGGTGATTGTGCGCCGCCGCTCCGACTTTGGCCCCACTGGGCTGGTGGAGCTGGCCCCACTGAACTGGTGGGAGATGTTCTTTCCCTCGGCCAAGCGCGATGGCGGCGTCAATTGCACGATGGCAGCCGAGTGGCTTTTCGGCGTTGCCCACCGCCGTGGCATCTACGACGCCAGCCGCACGCGTGGGCGCGGGGCTTGGCGCGACAACCGCCGGATGGTGTTTCATCACGGCGACCACCTGACGGTGGATGGCGAGAGCTGTGGACTGTCCGAGATCAAAAGCAGTTTTGTGTACCAGATGGCACGGCCCATGCCTGCGCTGTCGGCCACTCCCGCAACGGATACCGATGGTCAGTACCTGCTGGACGTAGCCAAGATGGCGCGCTGGCAAAAGCCGGGCAGCTCGCTGATGCTGGTCGGCTGGGCGTTCCTGAGCCCTGTGTGCGGGTCACTCAAATGGCGGCCGCACATCTGGCTCACGGGCCCTGCTGGATCGGGCAAATCAAGCATTCAGTCGTCATTCCTTAATCCGCTCGTGCGCGGCATCGCGCGCAGTTTCCAGGGTGACTCGACCGAGCCTGGCATCCGGCAAAACCTGCAGGCCGACGCCATCCCCGTGATCATTGACGAGGCCGAGCCGAATGACGAGGCCGACAGGAAGCGGGTCGCCGCCATCCTGCGCATGATCCGGCAGGCCAGCTCGGAGAGCGAGGCCGAGACGGCCAAGGGCACCGTGTCCGGCGAGGGCGTGCACTACCACATTCGCTCGATGTTTTGCCTGGCCTCGATCTCGACGATGCTGGACAAAGACAGCGACCTGAGCCGCGTCACGCCCCTGCAGCTGCGCGGTCCGGCCAAATCGGGCGACACCGAGGACCATTGGCCCGAGCTCGAGGCGGAGCTGACAAAGATCGACGAGGACTCGACCTGGCCCCAGCGCCTGCTTGCTCGAGCGCTGGGCATGATGCCCACGATCTTAGCCACCGTCAAAGTGTTCACCACCGTGGCCGCCAAGAAGTTCGGGAGCCAGCGCCGCGGCGACCAGTTCGGGACCCTGGTCGCTGGGTCCTGGTGCTTGACGCGCTCTGACGTTCCAAGCGAGGCCGAAGCGAAGGCTTTGCTGGACTCCTACGACTGGCGCGACCACTCAACCGAAGGTGACCCAGACGATCCGCACCGGGCTCTGTCCGCGATCATGTCCTCGCTCATCCGAGTGGGCACGTCGGACGTCACCGTGCACGAGCTGGTGGCTGAGGCTGCGGGCTATCTGAGCGGCAGTACCAGCGTTGGCGCAGAGGCCGCGACGGACGTGCTCAAGCGCCACGGCATGCGCATCATGGGCGACAGCCTGGTGTTTGGGGTCACAGCCGACAACCTCAAGAAACTGACGTCAAAGACGGCCTACGCCACCGACCTTCGCGGCCAGTTGATGCGGCTGCCGGGGGCAACCAATTTTGGCAACAAAACGCTGAAATTCTCGGGGTGCACGACCAAGTGCGTGGCGGTCCCCCTGGGCCTGGTGATCGACGCGCTGCAGGCGTCGGCGTCTGACGAGGCCCCTATTTGAACGCTCGCAGGATCTGCGAGAATGGGTTGTCTGCGGCCGTTTTGCCCGACCGCCGGAGCCTTTGGCGCGCTGCGATGATCTCTTTGTTTGCCTCTCTGTAGCGCTTGTTGGCCGCTTTTTGGCGGTCCACGAGACGTGGCTTCTCTGCGTCTTTTCCGGGGCCTGCGGCATAGACCGCCTGGGGCTTGCCGCCTTTCCCCCGCATGGGCCGGTATTCGACGATGTGCAGCTTTTCTGCTCCGCGCTGTTGGCGCTCCCAATAAATTGACGCCTGTACCGTGTTGCGTTTTTTTCCCAGGTATTCGGAGAGTTCGTCTTTCGTCATGGGCGAGACGGTCGACAAGACGTCGATGATGGCGTTGATGGTTTCGGGCTTGCTTGCCATTTTTACTGCTTTTTGGCAAAAAAGGCCCGGGTGGGCCTGGGTTTTGTGGGTTGATGATTTACGGGGTTTCGTTCCATTCGCGGCCATCGAGCGCACGGCCTGCGGCTTTTTTGCCGACGCGGTAAACACCGATGTAGCTTTCAGGCCCATTCGGCTGATGGAATGGAACCACGCGGCCATCAGCGGTTAGCTTCGACGTGGTGCGCTTGATTGAAGCGTGTACCGGCTGATCAAGGTTTGCGTGTCTCTCATCAACCCACTCCCCCCACTGCTTGAACAGGAACGGCACGCCTGCAGCCTGGCACTGATCGCGCAAGCTGCGCACCCAGACTGGGTTCATCGGGCGCGCTTGTGGGCCGCTTTCGCCGCCGACGATCACCCAATCGATTTCTTCGAGAGCGTTGCTATGATCTCGCATGTCATTTTGGTTTGCGAACAAACCCTCACAAATGACACCGGCCCCAGCAGCGGCTCCATGCTCAGGAACCGCTTCACAGCGGGAACGGCCAACAGCTTCGGGATGTCCCGGTAGGCTTCCTTTTGGTTGCAGATCGTCGCGCCAAGCCAGACGTTCGACCACGGCTCACGCCATGAGCGCATGATGTCGCTGCACGCATCGTTAATCATCGACTCAGCGTTGCCGATTCGCTTAGTCAAAAGTAGCCAGTCCAGATGTGGCGTGTCCTCTATCAGTTGGAATAAATCGGCACGCCATTGACCCGGCACGGCGTTGTCAAACACATCGGACAGCGATGCGCAAAACACCCTGTACCGCACGCCCAAGCGCTCGGCCTCGGCGTTCCACTTGATCGGCTGCTTCCAGTTGGCTTCGCTGGTACGCTTGCGCGGCTGTCCAGCGCCCCATGTGACGCCCTGAAGCTTTGCGGGCATGCTCTTTTCTGCGTAGCAGTTGTCGCAGGCTGGGCTGACCTTCGTGCACCCGATCCATGGATTAAAAGAATGGTGGCACCATTCGATTTTGGTGTCTTTCATGCGTTTCCTTTCTTTGCCGACCTGGTGGCCTCACGCTTGAGGCGTTTCTGCTCGTCTATTGCGGCGTTGTGCGCCTCAATTTCCGCCGTGTTGTGCACCGGGCGCTGTGCCCATGCGTGGGGCTTGCGCGGTGGCTTTACAGGTATCCGGCGTGGTGCTGTGGCAGCCATGAATTCAGGATCGCTGACCATCGCCAGTACGGCGGTGGCTAAGAGGCCGCGCATCATGCCTCGCCCCCTTCCTTGGGTGCGGCTGGCAGGGGCATCCAATAAATATTGATTGCTGTGTGGGGTTCTTTTGCCCACTGGCAAATCTCGCTTCCCAGCCAGTAATCCGGTCGTACATCGCCCCTGCTGTCGCAAACAATGATCCACCTGCCATCCTTCGGAGCTGTCTTGATGGTCTGCCACCCATCCTGCACCGTCGCTGGCTTGGTTTCTGCCGCTGACTGCGCTGTGATGCCGTGGGCATCGCTTTTAATTGATGCGGCAAACGCATTTAGCTGATAGTGTCTTGCCTCCCAAAACCCGCTCAAGCCGTGCCATTTCATGCCAACTTTTAAAGCCAACTCATCAACTGGCAGCACGGGCACCGCTGGGGCCGTATAGGCGGGTGGGGTGGTGTATAGGTCGGCAGCTTTAAACCAACGGGCATCACAGTCCGTAATATAGCCCGTCATGGTGATGCGGGTGCGTCCGGTCTCGCCATTTTGCCAAAGTGTCGCCACTGGCTCCTGCACAAGTGTTGGTATTTCCCCCTTCACGATCCAGTCTGCGACATCATCGAAATAGTCAGGCAGGTCGCCAATGACGCAAAGCGTTTTGATGGCGTCTGCAATGTCCATCTTGCTCAGTGGGGCGTCTGGCTCGGTGGTGGGCTGTGCACCCTGTTGGTTCGCGGCCAGCCATTCGCCCATCATCTTGCCCACGTCTGCCCAGTTGTCGGCATGGCGTTCAATCAGGTGGTAGGCGATTCCGCCATCCATGCCCGCCCATTCTTGGCTGTTTGTTGGGACTGTTGGCTTTGCTGGCTCCACGTACTCCACCAGCTGCACCGCCCGGTGGGGGGCGTTGCTGGGATGGTGTCGGTTTGCTGATTGCGCCTCTTGCTCAGCGTCCTGTTTGTCGTTGCACGGCGTTGTCATGCCGTGCTTGTCCACGCAGTACCAGCGCGGTGTTGTTGCTTGTGTCATTTCTTCTCCTCATTTGTTGGATAAGGGTCTTGTCCAGCATCAATGCAGTCAAGTACACGTAAAAGCTCTTGCTTTTGAGCCTCCCAGGCGGCGTCCCTAGCAGCGTCCCCTGTGTCTAAGTCAATCCAATTCATTTCCGCCCCCCTTCGCACCGCTTCTTGATGCTCTCAGGCACGTCCGGGTGCCAGCCGCCGATCAAAGACGAGCAGTCGAACACGGGGCGTGGCTTGGCGAAGAAAATTGCCACCACCAATGCGGCCACCAAGACGGCGCAGCAAACCAGCGCCAGCGCCCAAATCAGCAGCTTGGTCTGTCGCTGCTCCGGGTGGTCTTCGACTTGCCGCACCAGTTGCCGGTGTGCGACGCAGCCGATGGCATCGGTGCATCCGCTTGTTGAGCAGTGCTCGCCGCACCGATTGAGCTCGTTTGTGTTTTGCATATTTCTCCTTGGTTTGAGGGTTAAAAAGGTGCAGGCGGGATTTGATCGCGCAGCTTGCCCTGGTATTCGCTCTCTTGCGCTGGCGTCCAGGGCACGGGGCCACCTGGTGGGGTGAAGGGCCAGGTGGTCATGGCTTCTTGCTGTTCTCTTCGAGCATGATTCTTTTTACGTGCTGGTTTGCAGCTTCGTTGTAAACCGCGCCATTTCTTGCAATTAAGCCGTCCCAGACGTAAAACTGTTTTTCACCAATGCCTGGATATTCAAACGTTTTTAGGATGTACCTTTGCGTTGGATGTGCTGGCCTGGTTTTGCGATTTACATCGAACGATTTTCCAAAAACATCGGTGCTCTCGTATTTTGTGAAAAAATCCAACGGAACACGAACGATCAGCTCGATTTCTCGCCCCTGTAGGTCAATTGTTTGGCCGTTGGACTCCCCTCCAATAATGTGGATGGTGTCGTTTTTCACGCCGACACCCACTCGCTCTTGTGCACCGTTTCGGTCCACTCCAGATTAACTTGGACGTGGTGTCCGCACCACAGGAACTCCCGCATCTCTGGCGTGCGGCGACGGTGGAGGTGTTTGGCGGGAGTGACCTTCCACCGGGTTTCGTCACCGATGAAGTGCATGGTGTGGTCGGGGTCTATGGCGCAGCGGCCGTCGCGGATGTAGCGGGGCCAGAAGGTGGGGTCTATTTCGTTTGGTGAATTAAGCGCCCATGTTTTTGCCCTTGCGCCGTGTCCAAGCACTTCCCTTAAATGGGATCCTGAAATCCAGCGGCCATCGTGCAAAATTCCGATGTATAAGTGCTTCTGGAATTCGCCTGATGGTTTTGTTGCCACAATCTGATGCGCTGTGGTCTTCCAATTTCTGCGGATCCACGCATGCAGGTTCGGGCTGTACTTTGGCCCCAGCCTGGGGTCGATCAATGGTAGGAGTTCGCGGGCGATCATGGCGCCGCTCCTGGCGTTCCGGCGAGGCCGCAGTAGCCGTAGGTTGGGGTGGTTTGCTTTGGTGCAATTACGGTATGCGCACTCGCCGATGTGTGTGTCGGCATTGATGCGGATTCGTATTTCGGCACCCACCGCCACATGGCGCACTTTTCGGCAACGCACTCAGACCCCGTGCTGATGTTGACGTCGATCTCCATCGCCATGATGGTGCCAGTTTCGGGTTTCGGCATTTCGCCCATCTCAAAGTTCGACGGGCTTTGAACAATCGCAACTTTCACCGGTTTTAAAAACCGAGACATCGTGCGGTTGTAGGCAACTGGAACGTCTACTTCGCCAACCTGACCAACCCTTGCCATCGGGCACCACAATTCTTTGGCTTGTTCGGGTGTGTGCATATCGTCCTTTCGGTTTCAGGTTGTCAAAAAAGCGGCCACCAAGCCTATCGCCGCGCCTGCGCCCAAAATGAGCGCTGTGGCAATGTTCAAAATGGTGTCAGTTTTCATCGCTGCCCTTCTTCGCTGGTGGTGTGAAAATCGCCCCCAGCATGCTGGAGACGTTGGTGGTGAAATCTTCTGGCAGTTCAGCGTCCATGGCCGCCATGGTTGCCATCGCCTTCGCTGAGCGCGCTTTCGCTTTTTCGACTTCGCCGTGCGCCAGCATCATCTTGGTGGCCGCCAGCACCGCTGCCGCATGCAGTTCGCGCGCTGCCTGCGCATAAAGACGCTTGCGCTGGATCATGGCTTTAAATCCACCGGCGCCGCGCTGCGCCAGTTCTTCGTTGCTCAGGCCTTCGCAGGCCGCGAGGGCAAGCTGGATTCGGTCCTGATGGCTCATGCTGAAACTCCCGCAGCCGCGGCAAATTTCTCGCCGCGTTCCTGCAGGTTCTGCGCGGTCAACCCGTACAATTTTCCGCTCGGAGCCTTGCGTGCGCGCTCAGCCAGCCCCGAGAGCTGCTTGGCATTCGCTGCCTGCTGCTGGCGCACCGGCTCTGGTGTGCAGCCAAAAATGGCGGCGATTTCTTGCGCTGTTTTCATGGCGGTTCCCCTTTTTGTTTGCGATGACTGAATTGTACTTCAAAAAATTTGTTTATAGATCGCTGCCTCAAAAATATTTTTATGCGTCGCCCTCAAAGTCATCACCCAGCACTGCGCGTGCGTGGGCCAACTGCCAGTCTTCTTCGGGTGGCTTGGCTGGCGTCGGTGTGGTTGATCCCAGCGGGCTGTGAACCACGGTGATGGTCATGTGGCCGTCGGTTTCAACGGTGTTGAACCGGAAGGTTGTTCTGCGTCTCGTGGTGTCGAGGAAGTCCAAAATCTCGTCAGCCATCTCGGTGGTGGTCAGATTCACGGTCAGGCTGTCCCCTATTTTTCGAAGCTTGGTTATGTCGACGGGTGGAAGCTTCTTGTGTCCGGCCTGGGTGGACTCGATGCCGTCGCGGTAGCGAATGACGATCGCCTGGGTGCCTTTTTTGTGCACGCGCCAGACGCCCTCGCCCGTTAAATTCAGTCGTGAGGCAAGGCTTCGGAGGTAGTTCTCGCTGGTGCCCGGCTGCCCCAGCACGCCCTCGAGTTCAACGTTGATCTGTGACCCTGGGGCCATGGCGCGCATGCTGCCGGCCAGTGTCCCCGGCTCCATGGCCTCTGCTGGTGTCATTTGCTCTCGCGTGATCTCGGTGATTTGGCGCTCTTTGTTCCATGCGACCTTGTACTTGCCGATACTGGCCGCCTTGAGCTTGCTTGCCATGCTCTGCGCGTAACTGAGGCCGCTGAGGCCTTTGTCCTGCTCGATGACGTCATCAATGTCCATGTCCATCATGCGCCTCTGGAGGCTGGCGTTCTTTCCCGTGTCGTAGCGTTTGATGGTGGTGGTGTAGTCGTTGGTGGGCTCAATCAGGAAGCGCCGCCCCGCCCTGGTGAGTGGCGCGGCAATGGCGCGCACGCCCATGAGGCTTGTTTTGTGCTCGTGGTGCGCAATCCTGACGCTCTGGCCCGGCTTGAGTGAGGTGATTATCACCTTGAGTTTGTCGCTCATACAATACCTTCTTTCATTTTTGGTGTAATGCCGCGAGATTCTATCACATTGCTTCCTTTCTTTCCTTTTTTTCGCGCCTTGGCCTCAAAAAACCACGCTTGGACCGCGCTGCGGCGCGGTTCGGTTCCGGCGGTTTCCGGGTGGTTTCCCCCTGTTTGGTTCCGGTTTTTTCCTTATAGAAAAAAGGTTTTGTAAAAAAACGGAACCGAGAAACCTGGCGTCGACTGACGGAAACCAAAAATTCATTATTATTCAAGTTATGTAATATATTGTTTGTTTTATTGTTTTTTCAAAAAAGCTCGATTCAAATTCTCGTTTTCGGTTCCCTCGGTTTCCTTCCTCTTATCTTATCTCTTATTTCCTTTATAGAATAAGATAAATAAATGGGGAACCGAAGGGCGGAACCGGGGTGGAACTTGCAGGAACCGAGAATTTTTTACTCACTCCCCTTGTCGTGATGCTATGCAGCCTGCAATAATCGCCACCCATGAACCACCTCGTTGCTGCTGGCGTCGTCTACAAAACATCCGACCTCCTCCCAGGTCGGCAACTGTTCGATTGCTCCCGCCTCTCCGCCACCCTGCAGGTCACCTCCTGCGCCCAAATGTGGCAACAGGCCAACGGCCGCAAAAAGCCCCCGGACTCACTCCTGCGTTGCCACGGCTGCTCAATCGGTGCCCAGCACGCCGGTGAGCCACCCCCAGGCCAGCATTGGCTTTTCGGGTCCACCACCTGCAGCCGGTGCCATCGAACCGACCAACGCCTCATCGGCGCCGACGTCTGCGTCAGCTGCTACAACCGCCAGCGTGAGTGGATGCTCGGCAAAAACGGCAAAGGCCAGTTCCCGAGGCAGTACCGAGGCCTGCATCGCGTCAGGCTTGCGGTCCTGGTGGGCGGCTCGGTAAAGCTGCTGGAACGCCAAGCGTCAAACTCGAATGAGGTCGTCGTCGGCCTGCTTAGGGACTCCCGGCAGGCCGTTTGTTTTGGCTTTGGGAAAGGCGGGGTTTATGGGGGTGATTGAAAAAACCTATGGGTTGGCCGAAGCCGATAGGTTTTGCAAATCGGGCAAAAGTGGTGATGGCATAGGAAAAACCAATCAAAACCACGTGTCCGATAGTCAAAACCTAAGACGGCCGCAAAAAATGCGCGCGCCCGATCCAGACGCAGCCTGGACGCTGGAGCCCCATGTGTGCGCGTCCTGCTTTGGCCGCCTGGTTTCGCAGCCCGCCACCTCTGATGGCATCGTGCGGTACCGGTGCACCAACTGCGAGGCTGAGGCGATAGGCAAAACCTCTGCTGTGCTTTGCGCGTGTGGGTCGGAGGTGCGCCGCCATGGCCCTAGTTCTGGTGCTGCTGACCTGGGTTTGCGTTGCCGTCCCAATCCGTCGCCATCACCCGAGTTCCCGTCCGCTTTTGTGGCTGTTTACGTGCGCTGCAAAGATGACAACTGATTCGTAGTCACTTTGTCTGCTTAAAAAATGTGTTTATTTTCATTGGCTTACGGTGTTCGACATGGTTTTAGGGCGCAAACAGGGCTTGATGCCTGTGTTTTTGCGCGACTTTGCTTTGCCACATCGTTGGTTGGTTTTGCGGTAACATGGCGATCATGAATTCTTCGATGCCCGTTTCTTGGCCGCTCTTGCGCCGCTTTGCTCGGAACACTAGGGGCCGTGATCTGATCGTTGGCGACATCCATGGCTGCTTCACCAAGCTGCAAGCCGCTCTGTCGGCGGTGGGTTTTGATCCGGAGGATGGCGATCGCCTGTTCTCGGTCGGCGACTTGGTGGACCGAGGCCCCGATTCTGAGGTGGCGCTGGACTGGCTTGCCTCGCCTTGGTTCTTTGCCGTTCGAGGCAATCACGAGGACATGGCGGTTCGTTGGCCGAATGGGCGCATGGACGCGGCCAAATATGCCACGAACGGCGGAGCCTGGAACATCGGCAACCCACCGGCCCGGCGCTTGGAAATCGCCGACGCTTTCCGTTCGCTCCCCTTGGCGATTGAGATTGAAACGCCCGGTGGCCTTGTTGGCATTGTTCATGCCGACTGCCCCTTGGGGTCCTGGCCTGCTTTCAAAGCTGTTCTGGAAAATCCATCTGATTTTTCGGGGTCCCACGATGTCGTCAACTGCTGCATGTGGTCACGGGATCGGATTGCGCTTGATGACCGATCTGGTGTGTCTGGTGTCCGCGCTTTAGTGGTGGGTCACACGCCGCTTCCTGGCGTTCAAGTGTTGGGGAATGTCTTTCACATCGACACCGCCGGCTGGCATCCGTCGGGCGCGGGGTTTACGCTGCTTGACGCCGCCTCTCTGGAGTCTGTGACTGTGCGTCTGGAGGCTGCAGCGTGACCTTCGCACTCGCTCTTGCCCGCCACACCTGGCTGCTGATGACGCTGCGACACTCTGGTTGGGGTTTGCCTAAGTCTTGGGTTCTTTGCCTTTTGATGGTTGCTGCGTCGTGCTGGGCAAACATCGCTTTTTTCCCTAAATTTGCCGCCCTGAATCCGGAGCATGTCGTCGTTTTTTTTGCCGTGATGCTTGCGGGTTATGGGCGTAGGACAACTTTCGTTTTCTCTTTGGTTTCTTTCGTTGCTGCCTTCGTGGCTGGCTTTTTGGGCCAGGACCTTGACTTTATTGCCAATTTTTGGGGGTGGCTCGCTATGTTGGTTTTTGCCTTTCGTGTTTTGTTTAGCGAGGCCCCGTTGTGACCTGCCCCACCTGCCCCCGCCCCGACCGCCCTGGCTGCTCACCCGTCCAGCTGCTTGCTGGTGGTGTGGCGTGCTCTTGGTCGGCTGAGTGGGCGGCTGAATGCCGAGACCGTCATGCCGAGGCGCTGCGCGTTCTGGCGCTGGCCGACCGTGAGGCGCGCCATGCTCGCCTTGCGTCGGTCGCTGCTGGCTACCCCGACCCTGGTGTCGGCGCCCTGGCCCGCGAGCGGCTGGAGGCTGAGGTCTTGCGCGTGTGGGAGGTTCGCCGTACCCGGCGCATGGAGGCGGCCAATGCTTGACGCCTTGCTGTTTTTCCTTGCGGTGGCCTATTTGGTGGTTGGGTTTGGTCTGGCCTCGTTTGGTACGGTTGCCTTTTGTCGGTCCAGTAAATTTTACGGGTTCTTCGCTCGGGAGGTGCTGGCTGTTGGTGTCTTGGCTGCCGTTATACTGACCACTCTGGTGCTGGTTCTTGGCTTCGTGAGGCTGGCCTTGTTCTGGCCGCTTGATGTTGCCTGGGGGCTTCGTCGATGACCTCCTGCGTTTTCCCGGCTTTCCCCGTGCCGCTGCAGCTGCCCGGCGGCTATGGTTTGCGGTGCGAGGGGGTCGCCGCCATGGTTTTGATCGCTGGGTTGTATGCTGTGACGCTGTGGCTGGCGCTGCTGGCCTACTGCGTGATTTTGGGGGCTTCGGTGCTGCCGGTGCTGCTGCTGGCGCCCGTTTTGATTTCCGGCTTCGTGGCGTTGCTGCTGGGGCTGGACCTGCTTGTTTCCCTGCTTGGCGGCCTGCTTGGTCGGGCTGCTCGGTGGGTGTGGCGCTCCCTTGCAACCGTCCGATTGTGGCGCTGGGTGCGGCCTGGGGCTGGCCCTGAAAATCGGCCCCTGTAACCCTGACGCTGCGTGCGTCCTGAACCCCGGCCTCGCCACAGGTCGGGGTTTTGTTTTTGTGCTGCCCGGGGTCGCTTATTGGTCGTGATGGCATGCTTCGCGCCATGACTACCTCAAACAAACCAATCGAAGCCCCGGATGGCGGCCTGCCGACCCCGGATCGTGAGCGGGCGATGGTCCCGTGGGACAAGCGCCTGGGTGGCACTGGCGAGCCGCCTGATGAGATTCGGGCTTCAGCCCGCGCGATGTGGGAGGGCGTGCCGAATTCCTCTGTGGCGTCGGTGTCGGATGAACTCAAGGTGCCAGCGGCGCAGATTCGGGCGTGGAAAAACCAGGGCGGCTGGGTGAAGACCCACCTTCGCATGCCCGGAATGTCGCAGCGCGCGCATGAGGCTGCGGACCGCTACACCGAGCAGGTGGCCGAGGCTGTTGGTGCTGAGCCTGGCGCGAAGGTGCGCGATGCGGATGTGCCGCCTGCGCTGGCGGATAGCGTTGCTCGGTCGGTGTCCGACGACCTGGCGCTTGATGTTCGCGGCCAGCTGCTGAACCGTCACCGTCAGGAGTGGGGTGTGCCGCGCAAGCTGGCCTATGAGGCCGTGAAGTCTGCGGGCACTCCAGGTTTCGACCCGGTGGCGGCGTTTGAAAAGGCCAAGCTTGCGAAGATCACCGCCGAAACGCTGACCCTGGTCCAGGGCGGCGAGCGCAAGGCTTATGGGCTCAAGGACGGCGATCTGGACACCACTGCCGTGCTGATCGACCGCGGCGGCGATGGTGGTGGCGAATGAGCAGCGCGGTTGCGCCGGGGCTGGAGCTGCGCCCGGCTGCTGAGCTGATCCCGTATGCGCGGAACTCGAACACGCACCCGCAGTCGCAGCTTGAGAAGCTGAAGGCTTCGCTGCGCGAGTTTGGCTGGACCAACCCGGTTTTGATTGATGAGCGCGGCGGCGTGGTGGCTGGGCACGGTCGCCTGCTGGCCTATGGGCAGATGCTCGAGGCCGGTGAGACTGTGCGGTTCCCGAGTGGGGCGGCGATCCCGGCTGGCCGTGTGCCGGTGCTGTCGTGCTCGGGGTGGTCGGAGGCGCAGAAGCGGGCCTATGTGATTGCCGACAACAGAATTGCGTCGGATTCTTCGCTGGATGAGGAGGTGTTGGCGCTGGAGCTGGCGGACCTGAAGGCGCTGGGTTTTGACCTGTCGCTGACCGGTTTGGATGCTGTCGAGCTGGGCGACTTGCTGGGCGGAGGCGATGACGAGAATGGCGGCGGCGGGCATGGTGATCCGGATTTAGTGCCGGATGTGCCGGAGGTCCCGGTGTCGCGGCGCGGCGACGTGTGGATTGTTGGTGGTCACCGCGTGATGTGCGGCTCGTCGCTGGAGCCCAATGATTGGGATGTGCTGATGGCGGGCGAGTCCGCCGACTGCGTGTTCACGGATCCGCCATACAACGTGGCGATCGGCGAGAAGAACGATGCCATGGCGAAGGCGCAGGGGCGTGGAAAGAGCAAAACCGGCGGCATCTTGAACGACTCGATGGGCGATGGCGAGTTCTACAAGTTCTTGCTGTCGATGTACCGCTGCGTTCTGGAGGTCATGAAGCCCGGGGCGTCGATCTACGTGTACCACGCTGACAGCGAGGGGATCAATTTCCGGACGGCTTTCCGTGATGCGGGGTTCAAGCTGCAGAGCTGCCTGACCTGGAAGAAGAACACGTTTGTGCTGTCGCGCTGGGACCACCACCCGATTTCTGAGCCGTGCCTGTACGGCTGGAAGCCTGGGGCTGGCCACAAGTGGTACGGTGGCCGCAAGCAGAGCACGTTTGTGGACCTGGGGGATGGCAGTCCGTTTCACAAGCAGGATGACGGCACGTGGGCGGTGACCTGGGGGGATCAGGTGTTCGTGGTGTCGGGTGATGCGCGCGTGGAGGTTTTGGCGTCGTCGATGATTTCTGAGCCCAAGCCTGCGCGCTCGGACCTGCACCCGACGATGAAGCCGGTGATGCTGGTGCGTCGGCACCTGCGAAACTCGGCGCAGCCTGGTGATCTGGTGGTGGATGCCTTTGGCGGCTCGGGTACGACGATGCTGGCTGCTCACGAGGAGCGGATGTTGTCGCGGCTGATGGAGCTGGATCCGAAGTATGTCGATGTGATCTGCCGCCGGATGTGGGCGTTCTCGGGTCTGCGCCCGGTGCATGCCGTGACTGGGGAGCCGTTCCCTGGCGAGGGTGAGTTTCGGTCTGCTGACCTGGTGGTGGGCCCTTCGGATGCTGCCGATGATGGGGGGCCGTTCTGATGGCGGCCGCCGAGGATGCTGGTGGTGGTGCGCCGACGCCGGCGGACGTGGAGCGCCAGAAGCGGCAGGAGAGGCGCAACCGTCGGTTTGGTGTGGTGCTGGTGCAGATTGAGGGTTTTCCGTTGGTGGACCCTGGGCGGCGGCTGGTGTTTGACGTGAGGTCGTCGGAGTCGCGGGCGCGCAAGATGGTGGCGCGGATGGCGGTGCGGATGCCGGAGCACCGGTGGTCGCACGAGATGATGAAGTCGGAGGACATCAAGCGGCTGAGGCGTGCGCCGTTCATTTCGCCGGAGGCTGGGATGCGGGTTTCGCTGCACGACGCGAGGTCGGTGTCTGTGGGGTCGTGACCTAACAATCGGTTTATGAACGCACCTGTCCCCCCTCGTTTGGTTTTATTTTTGAAGGCGCTGCCTGGCGCGAAGATTGCGCACCAGTCTGGGTACGCGCTTTACGGCGGCCGGTGGCACAAGATCACGCCGGACAAGCCTGCGCCGAAGGGTGCGCCGGTGGCTGCGCATCCGGAGGCTGGTGGTGTGCATGCTGGGGCGAAGCACTTCACGGATGAGCAGTGGGCTCAGTTGAAGCTGCCGCCTGAGAATGTGAATGCTGGAAGCCACAATGCGGCGGTCGACAAGCTCAAGCAGATGAGCGAGGCCGGGCACGTCACGGGGATTCTTGGCGCTGGTTACGGCGTCAACACCTATGGCAAAAAGCAAGCGATCATTGCCAACCAGTTGCTCAAGCTGCACGGAAGCCAGCACCAGGTGGTGTCTGGGCAGAAGGCTGGTGAGCATGCGGCGGTCCAGGGCACGGCAGGCGCCGCGCTGGCCCACAAGGATGCGGTGCTGCAGGAGGCGATCGACCACCTGAAGGCCGACGAGAAGCAGTCTGGCATGCCTGCTGGCGAGAAGGCGGAGGACGCTGCGCTGGTGTCCAAGCTGGAGTCAGCGGTGGCGGTGCAGCCGGTGGTGACGTCCGTCGCGGATCAGGTGATGGCTGCTGGCCTTAAGGTGTACACCGCAGCAAACGGTGACGTCTACGTTGGTTCGGCTTTCAGTGACAACCCGAAGATTTTCACGGATGCGCAGAAGGCGGATGCCGTGATTGCAAAGCTAAAGGATGCGGGGCTTGTTGGCCTTAAGTCTGGTGCTTTTGTCAAGGTTCAGGCGGCGGCAAAGGCTGCTGAGCCAGCGCAGCCTGCAAAGGACGCCCCTAAGGTTTCGTCTTCAAAAGACTTTTCTGTTGGTGGTGTGAATTTTGTTGCCGTAAAGAAGCAAAGTCCGAACGGCGAATACTGGATTCCGTCCGTCAAGGAAACCGGTCAGGAAATACCGCACCAGCATTACGGCTCTATAAAAGGCATGTGGAGCGATTTATCGCAAGTCGCAAAGATAAAAGGCGACAAGTTCGCTCAGAGTGTGGGGGTTCAGCAGCCGGTGGGTGCTGCCCCTGGCACGCTGACCGCCGACCAGCTGGGCAAGCTGCAGAGCATCCCCTGGTTCAAGTTGAAGCTACCGGACTCGAACACGAACGCCAAGAGCCACAATGCGGCGTTGGCGAAGATTGAGGCCATGGCGTTTGCTGGTGATGTTGCTGGGTTGCAGGCGTTTGTGGCTGCGAAGGCTGGGTCCAAGCAGACGTATGCGAAGAAGCAGGCTTTGACGGCGCAGACGGCGCTGGCTGCGCTGGAAGTTTCTGATGGTGGACAGACCGGCGGTGCTGGTACCCCTCCGGCTGCTGGCACGTATGAGCACAATGGTTCAACAAAGCCGATCGGCCTCAAGGATGATGCGTCTGGCACGCTTTCGTCGGCTGCGACTGGTTGGTTGCATGGGTACCAGTGGGGCGTTGATGCGCCTGATGGTAATGTGAAAAACCCGCTGCCTTCGGATGCGGTCCTGGTGGAGTTGGGGACTTACGTTGGCAAGTCTCCCGTGAAGTTGTACCGGGCAGTTTCTCTTGATTCAAACGATGACGGCAAGCTGATTGAGTCTTGGTCGCGTTTTGAGAAGTATGCCAGCGACCTTGTTCAGTCGGGCGCTGAGCTTGGTCAAAAAATGAAGGTTATATCAAAGGTTTTTGATCCTTCGGACATCGTTGTTGACACGACCAAACTGCCCAAGAAGTTTCATGATGCGAACGATTCCGGGACTCAGGCGGAGGTGGTCGTCGCTCTTGGTGCGTTCAAGGCGCATATGGCCTCTGTTCGTGGCGGTGGTGTGGCGGCTGCGGTGCCCGCCCCGCCGGGCCTTCCTGCTGGTTGGGGTGGCGCGATCAATGGCGTGGCGACCAAGCCGGGGCCCGGTGGTGGGATTGTCGACAAGAACGCGGCTGGCCTTGGTTGGTTTGCGATTGCGCACGATGAGGGCAAGGCGGCGGCGCTGAAAGGAAAGTTTTTCCCGACGCAGCAGGCTGCGATTGATGCGCTGGAGGGGGCGGTGCCTGTCCCTGTGGCTCCCGCGCCGAAGCCCACCCGGACCACCTCACAAGTGTTCCACAACACCACCAAGGGCCACAGCAAGTCGTGGTCGGTGTCGGTCAGTGGCTCCAAGTTGAAGACCGAGTACGGCAAGATCGGCGGCACGCAGCAGTCGACGGTGAAGGATTTGGGGACGCCGGATGCCGCCAAGGCGGCGATGGCGACGCTGATCAAGCAGAAGACCTCGAGTGGGTATGTTTCGAAGGGGGCGGGTGTGCACGTCCACGGCGCCGCCGCTGCGGCTGAAACCGGCCCGAAGGATGGCGACACCAAGCAGGGCGCGGACGGCACGCTGGTGTTCAAGGATGGTCACTGGCACAAGCAGGGGAAGTTTGAGCTACCGAAGTTGACTGATTTGTTGGCGGCTGAGGAGGCCGCCGGTGGTGCGTGGGATTATGAGCCCAGCGACCCGGCTTTTAATGGTCATCCGACTCTGATGATGCACGCGCCTGGTGGCAGCACAGTCTACATTGCCAAGACCGATGATGGGTACCAGGTTGGTGAGTTTGACGCCGACGTCAACCCGGTGGGCCTGAACGACTTTGGCAGCCTGCCAGACGCCGTGGCGCACCTCAAGTCTGGCGCCCATGGCGGCGCTGTGCCGCCCGATTCCGAGCTTGCTAAGTTTGGGGATGCTGGGTGGACGCCTGGTTCGGTCCCCACAGGCTGGGATGCCATACAGCCTCCTGATTTCAGCGACGACAAGACCAAATGGGGCAAGGTTTACAGCGATGCCGCAGTCAGTTTGCTTGCCCACATGAAAGCTGGTGGCAGCTTGTCGGAGTACGTGACGGCGCACAAAACGGGGGCTAAGGCGGGCGGGTTCACGGTCAAGATCAACGGTTTCAAACTTGTGATGACGCCAAGTACAACCGAGGCCCGCCGGGTCAAGATGATGGCGTTCATCAAGCAGTTGCAGGAAATGAAGCCGGGTAAAACGGCTAAGTCGGCGGCAAAGAAAGTGTCGCCACCGCCCCCCGCTTTCGTCGACGGCGTGCAGTCCATGGACACCTGGACGCAAACCGGCCCGCAGGCTGGCAGCAACCCGGGCGGCAAGTTCCGGGATCCTGACGGTCAGGAGTGGTACTGCAAGTTCCCAGCGGATGCCGACACGGCCAAGTCTGAGGTGTTGGCGGCCAAGCTGTACGGTCTGGCTGGTCTGGCTGGGCAGGACGCCAAGCTGGTAAACAAGGGTGGCAAGATCGGTATTGCGAGCCGCTGGCAGGATGTGTCGAAGGCGTCCAGCGCGAAGGCTTTGACCAAGGTGCCGGGGGTGATTGATGGGTTTGCCACCGATGCTTGGCTGGGCAACTGGGACGTGGTCGGCATGGGCATGGATAATCTGCAGATCGGGGGCGATGGCAAGGCTGTGCGTGTGGATGCCGGCGGCAGTCTGGAGTATCGGGCCCAGGGCGAGAAGAAGCCGTTTGGCTCCAAGGTGGAAGAGATCGACACGCTGCTGGATTCGGGGAAAAACGCGCATTCGGCGGCCGTGTTCTCGGGGATTACCAAGGCGGACATGACGGCCAGCGTGGCGCGCGTGCTGAAAATCAGCGACGTTGCCATTCGCGCGATGGTGAACAGTTTCGGCCCTGGTGATGCAGATGCCAAGGCAAAGTTGGCCGACACGCTGATTGCCCGCAAGAAGGACCTTGCGAAGCGGTTTCCTGCCGCGGCGAAGGCCAAGAAGGCGGTTGTGTTCAAGCCGGAGAAGCTCAGCGAGCCTCCGTCGTTCCTGAATTGGGGTGGTTCTGGCAAGTCGGGCCCGTCGAGCAAGGAGTTTGTCAACAATGCAAACGATGACGCTGTGCAGGCGATCTTTGCGGCTGCGAAAACCGGGGACCTGAAAGCGATTGAAGGTTTGAAGTTGCCGGTGTTCGACAAGGACACGGGCCAGCAGACCGGGATGGTGGGTGCGCTGCAGCACCCCAGTCAGCACGTCAAGGGCTACGCGCAGCAGGCGATCAACGAGATCAACTACCAACTGAACCCACCCAAGCGGTTCAGGTTTGATGGCGGACACCCGTTGTCGGCGCTGAATGCTGCATTCCCTGCGCACGGCGGGGCGCAAAGCAGCGCGTGCGCGCAGAAGGTGGCAAAGTTCATCCTTCTTGGGGAGCCCGGTGTCGTCAAGTTGGCCGATGTTGGGTTGCCTGAGAAGATCACGCATGCTGAGGGTGGGGGCGCGTTGTCGGCGTCAACTTATGCGGCGGCATCCAAGGCGGCATTCGCCAAGATGCCGGAAACGCAGAAGCAGGCGATCAAAGGTTACACGGGTAGTTCGTACCATGCGATGAATGGTTCGCTGTGGTCTGGTAACCCATCGGGTGCTGCCAAGGCTGCGGGCGAAGCCTTAAAAACGCTGGGCCATGACATTCAGCCCGGCACGGTTTTGTCTCGGAAGATCAGCCTTCACGGATCTGACCTTGAAGCGTTACTCAAGTCGCAGGGTAAGATTTTGCAGGAGCCTGCTATCATGTCAACGTCTATCCGCCCGTCGTCGTGGAGTGGCAACGTCCATCTCAAGATGCACGTCGGCCCTGGTGTGAAGGGTTTGTGGGTTGGGCATGGTTCTGCTGCGTCTGGTGGTGCAATGTCAAAGCACGCCGGTGAGGACGAGATGATTTTGCCGCCCGGTACCCGGTTGCTGATTCTTGGCTCAAGGACTGGTGGTAAAGATGCGGACGGTTTTGGCGGCAGTACATCGCACGTTGTTGAGTGCGTAATCTTGCCAACGTGATGGGGGATTCCAATGACTGAAAAACTAGACCGCCACACGGACCCCTCGGGTCTGGTGGCTTCGCTGGGCGAGGCAGGTGGGCCTCAGTTCCTGGGGGACACTGCTGTTGTCGAGCGCCTGGTGCGCCAGTTTGTGGCCGACGTGGTCACACGCTACGACGAGGTGGGGCATGGCGTGCTGACGCCGAACGATGCGGCGAATGCGGACCGTGAGGCTTGTTTCCGTATGGCGCATGTGTTCTCGGGCCTGGATCCGGCCTACACCGCCATGCGCGGCTGGACAGGGGCTGGGCTTGCGGCGCACCTGCGCAACTCGATGGCCGCCGAGCTGGCCGAGTCCGATGATGATGCCAATGTGATCGCCCAGGCGTTTGCCGTGCTGGTGCATGCGGTCTACGACGCCCTGCGCGTGTCGGCCACGGCCAACGAGGCTTCGGTGATGCAGACCGTTGAGCGCGCCGTGCAGTCGCTGTCGCGGTCCCTTGTGGGGGTGGTGGGCAATGACTGAACCACGGATGCCCGAGGTTGGACAGAAAATTGAGTTCCTGTCCGATGCCATGACCGACAAGGGCCCGGCCACGGGTTCGGTGTCTCGCGTGAAGCCCACCGTGGACGGCTACTACATCACCGTCGATTTCGGCGACAGCCAGGAGTCGTTCTCTTGGGACGACATGCGCGAGCAAGGTGCCGATGTGCGCGGCGACTTGTGGCTAATCAAGGCCCACGTCCGGGGCCACATGCGCGGCTCGGATTACGTCTGCCCGTATGAGCGCGGCACCGGTGGGCATCCGCCAACGCCTGCGCACCACCCGCAGCGCAACGACGACGGCAAGCCTGTTTTGATCACGCACCCCAGCCACCCGTCGGCCCCCAGCACCTGGGACATCCCGGATGCCGTGGCAACGTTTGTGCCGGGTGGTGACTGCCCGGCGCGGCTCAATGGCGTGTCGTTCACCGCTTGGCGCGACCACCCGACCACGGCGGAAGGCTGGGATTACGTGGACGGTGTGGATGATGACCTCGCTGAGCCGCCGTTCCAGGTCAAGCCCGGGAAGTCGATCGGCGCGGGCGTGGTGATTGAGGAGCCGGATGGCCGTGTGTGGCTTTGCGCGCCATCCAACCAGTTTGGTGGCTACCGGGCCACGTGGCCCAAGGGAACGGTGGAGGACGGGATGTCGTTCCAGGCGTCGGCAATTCGGGAGGCGTTTGAGGAGACTGGCCTCAAGGTGAAGATCACCGGGCACCTTGGAGACTTTGAGCGCACCACGTCGGTGGCCAGGATGTACCGCGCCGTCCGTGTTGGCGGGACGCCTGTGGCTTGCGGCTGGGAAAGTCAGGCCGTGCATCTGGTGCCGCGTTCGATGCTGTACGAGCACTTGAATGGCTCGGCTGATCACCCGATCGCCGAGAAGATCGGCGCTGGACCTGCGCCGAAGCAACCCGAGAAGCAAAAAAGCAGCTTATTTTGAGGGGCTGCAAAATTTTTGATGTATAATTCGCCGCATGCCGGATTTCCCGGTTTTTCAAAGGATTGATATGTGGTGCTGCTTTAATACGTCTTTTTTGTCTATTGTTCACAAACAATGTCAGCCTGACGAGTTGCTTGTTCGAGCTCGAGTTGCTGGGCATATTGAGGCGGTTTTCCCGCAAGCCAAGGTGACCGAGTCTTTTGGTACCGACTACCGCTACCGAGCTGCGCTCAAGCGCGACGAGGTTGCCGCAGCCATGGTGTCGGCAGTCATGGGGTTGGAGTACTCAAACTTCAAAGACTCGGTTGAAAACGGTCGCTTGCACGACGCCTACTCTCGCGTCTGGCACGAAATGGGCCGTTTGCAGCCTGGTGGGCCGTACTCGCGTGGTGTTGCGCGGTTGTCGTGATGCCAGAATGTCTGAATTCAGGAGTTGCCATGTCGAAAATCCCCGCCGTTTTTGTTTCCACTGATTTGGTCAAGGCCCATGTTGCGGGGTATACGCGCAAAGATGGGATTGTTGTGAAAGAGCACGATGACAAGAGGGCTGCTGCCGGGTCCAAACCCACCGGTGCCTCCGCACCCAAAGCCGTGACAAAAAATGAGGGCTACGGATTTCACGGGGAGGCAAGCCGTGAGTTCTTGAGTCGTCGTCATGGCGCCGACGATTACTACGGAAAATCCACCGAGAAAGATTGGAAGGATGCCCATTCTCATGCGGACACGAAGCTCCACGAGGCTGCTGATCATTTGGTGAGTGCTGGTCACTTTGAGAACCACCAGCAAGCCGGAGATTACTTGGACTCAACGCACGGGCGGCACTTGCACGATGGCGCTTCGTTTCATGACGGGGATGTGTCAAAGGTGCCTTGGCTGGGGCGCGATGTGAAGGCGTACAAAAAGAAGGCGGACATGCCGATGACAAAGTCTCTGGTTCTCGTGACCGGTGATCTTGCCAAGGCCCATGTGGATTCGTACACCCGCAAGGACGGCGTCGTGGTGCAGGCGCATGACGATAAGCGGGCGGCTGCGCAGGCGAAGCCGATGACCGGCGTAAATCGCCGCGCTGTAAAGAATTTGAAGGAATATCACAAGGCTGACGCAAAATGGCTGAAAAGCTCTTTAGCCTCAGCCCTCTCCGTGGGCGACACCGAAACGGAGCATGGAAAACCCATGACGTATGGGGATGTGAAATCTCACATGCACACCATGCGATCGCAGCTTGGTGGTGATGCTTCTCATGCCCAGCACTTGGAGCATGCGCAGTACGCCTTGAATCAATCCATGGGCGGCGATAGCGCTCCATTGTCTGAAAAGCATGCAAAGCTGATCGGCGCAGCGCTTTCCGGAAAAACAAAAATGGACGAGGATGGAATGGTGCGGCATGCAGCCGTGTCCGGTGGCGCCGACAAGCCCACCGCTGGCGCGCCCAGGGCCTCTCAGAAGAAGTTTCAGGTTCGCGACAACGCTGGCAATGTTCACAAAGTTTTTCACGGCGAGAATGCGGAGTATGAGGCCGGCAATCACGCGCGCGAAATGAATAAAAAGGGTGGTCGGTACAGCGTGCGCAACGTGACACCGGTAGGTGAGCCTGCTGGGTCTGGTGGCGCCGCCAAGCCCGCCGCCGAGTTCGGCGTGCATCACTCTAAGCTGAAGGTGGGTGACCACCTCTACGACAAAAACGGCCAGAAGGTGGATGAGGTAGATGGCTTCTCTCGCGGCATCAACAGCCAGAGGGTACACACTCGCTCTGGCTACACACATGGCACGCGCAGCGATGGGTTTTTGCCCGGCCTATCAAACAAGAAGCCATCCGCCCCAAAGGCTGCGAAGCCGACCGGCTCTGCAGCACCCGCAAAAATGATGAATGTCGGAACTGAAAAGTGGCCTCAGATGGCCAAGACCAGCGAAAAGCTATCCAGCAAAAACAACGATGGATTCACTCACCACGTGGGTGGGTTCAAAGCTCCTGACCGGGACGAGCACAGAAATCTTGTTCGTGGAAGCGATCACTTAATTCACCACGAAGGAAAGCTGTTCGGCTTCACGGGAAAGAGTGGCAAGAACATGAAAACCGGCGAGGATTCGTTCGAATATTCGGCCGGAGATCATCAAGAGCACCGAGCATGGGTTACTCGCTCTGGTCATCTGATGAACGACTGATCTTCTCCTGTTTTTTAAGTACAGCCCGCCCCGTGCGGGCTTTATCATTACGGCATGTCAAACACCAACCAGATAAAAATCAGCTTGCCGCGCCTGCATGATGCCCAGCAGGCGTGTTTGGCTGGTGCTCGGCGGTACAACGTGGTTGTCGCTGGTGAGGATGCGGGGAAAACGGTTCTTGGGATAGAGGTCTTGTTGACCAGCCCCAAGGGGGCACTGAACAGCCGGCGGCCGGTGGCCTACATCCATCCGACTGATGCTGGCGCCGATGAGGCGCGCCGTCAGGTGGTGCGCTGCCTGGGGCAGCTGATCAAACGGCGGGTCAATGCCCGCAGGATTGAGTTGACCACCGGAGGTCTGATCGACTTCATTTCGCTCGAGCAGAGTACCGATGTGTTTGAGCAGTACGGCCTGATCGTGGTCGATGACGCATGGCAGATTGATGGACTGCTGAGGCTTTGGGAAGATGACCTGTCCACCTGCCTCAACCAGTACACCGGCACGGCCTGGGTGCTCTCTGGTGCCTACGGGCGGCGCAACGACTTTTACCGGATCTGGCAGTTGGCCGAGGAAGGCCACCACCGGCTGTGGTCAAGCCACCGGATGGACAGCTTTTCCAACCCGCATCTGCCTGAGCAGACCCGGGATGCCGCGATGGATGTCACTGCCGTGGAGTACCAGCAGCGGTTTGCCGCCGAGTTCCTGGATGTTGCCGTTGAGTTTTCTGCTGAGCAGCGCCTGGTGCTGCCCGGCGAGACGTTTGTGCAGTGGTGCGAGCGGCTTGAGGAGACTGGGCTCAAGGTGGATGGTCACCCCTTCACTTTGTCCAACCGCTCCGCAATGCGGTTCATTTACGAGCTGATCCCGTCCAGTGTTGATGATGCCTTTGGTCACATTGATGTCATTATGAAATGCACGCAGGTGGGCTTTACCGTGTTTGAAATGCTGGCGATGGTCTACTTGGCGCTCAAGTTTGCGCCGGCCAAGATCGGCATGTTCATGCCGTCGCAGATGCTTGCGTCGGGTAAGTCCAGTGAGCGTTTTCTGCCGATATTGCGCACCATCCCGGATGTGTACGCCCTGATCACGGACGACAAGAAGCCCGGCAAGAAGGGCGAGGGTAACGTGCTGATCCGAAACCTGGGCAGCAGCCGTTTTCACTTCCTGTGGACCACTGGTAAAACCGCGACCGAGTCGTTTCCTATGGACGTCGTCAGCTTCGACGAGGTGCAGGAGATGGCGATCGCGGACATGGAAAAGACCCGCGAGCGTATGTCGGCGTCGGCGCTGCGCTACACCCTGATGGGCTCCACTGCCAACTGGCCGGATTCGGACATCCACTGGTGGTACAAGCGCGGCACTCAGCACCAGTTCCACACCGAGTGCCCGCACTGCGGCACCCACCAGGTGCTGGACGAGCATTTCCCGGAGTGCATTGGCTACGACGAGGATTCGCGCGATTACCGGTACCGCTGCCACGAGTGCCACGGCTGGATTGACGACCCGCAGCGTGGAGAGTGGCGGGCGAAGAACCCCGATGCGCGGATCCGCAGTGTGCACTTTCCGCAGTTTCTGTCGCCGACGATCTCGCCGCGAGAGATCATTGAGGCCTACCACCAGGCCGACGACATGAAGAACTTCTACAACCGGAAGCTCGGCAAGCCATATACCGACCCGTCTCAGGTGCCCGTGAACCTGGAAATGCTGAACGAGTGCGCCAAGCTGGGCATGGAGGCGGGCCTGGTGTGGAAGTCTCGGGCGCAGGGTGCGTTCATGGGGCTGGACCAGATGGGCAGCTTTATTGTGGCCATACTGGCCGAGCGGATGCGCGACGGCCGGATGGCGATTGTGCATGTGGAGTACATCTTTCGGGCGCCAACAAAGGACGACCCTGACGCCAGCCCCTGGGACCGCGCCGATGAGCTGATGGCAGCCTTTGGTGTGCAGTGCTGCGTGGTGGAGACGCTGCCAAACTACGACTCGGCGAAGTCGTTTGCGCGCCGGCACCACGGGAAGGTGTTTCTCGCGCAGTACAAAAAGATCGACGACGACATGCTGGCCTGGGGCGACACGCTGAAACTGAACTCGAGCGAAAACCGCACGGATGAGGACATGCGCGACCGGTTCACGGTTTCGCTCGATCAGTACAAGGTCATGCAGATGGCCTTGGCGCGGATTCAGAAGCGCATGACGCTGTTCCCGGACCCCGACGGCCTGGTGCAGGAGGTGCTGGAAAAGGGTAAGCGCCGGATGTCGGCTGTTTGCAAGGAATACGCTTTCTTCCACTTCACGCGCACGGCGCTGGTCGCCGAGAAGGACGACGAGCAGAAGGTTTTCAAGCGGCGCGTGGTGAAGGTTGGTATCGATCCACACACATCGTATGCCTACATGCTTTTGGTGGTAGCCTGGTCGCGCGCTCACGGTACCAGCATGTTCATCTTGCCAGATGCCGACAAGCCTGTGGGTTCGCCGGCGGCCAAGGCTGTTGTGGGGCAGATGGGGCAGTCGATCATGAGCCAGCTGGAGACCTTGGAGTCGAACGTCTGCGGCCGCTGCGCATTCCGAGACGAAGCCAGTGGCCGGTGCTCGGAAATGGAGGCGTTCACCCAGGAGAAAGACCCGGGGTGTTATGCTTTTAGCTCGGCTGGGGGGTGAGGTTCTTGCGTCTCTCGTTGCTCTCAGTTGCGAGGGCTTTACGGATGCTGTTTTCAAACGTGCGAAGGTCCACCGCTGTGCGCTGGGCTTCGGCGTAGTCGTAAATCTCGCGGAAAGCCTGGAGCTGCTGGCCTGTGACGCCCCATTTTTGCGTGCGCTGGTGGCGCTCGAGGACTGACTGCAGGGCCTCTTTGCAGGCTTGGCATGCTGGCAGCGCCTCGGGTCCGATGCCGCTTGTCGCCATGGCCTCGCAGATTCGGCGCATGCCGTCGATGTTGTTCCAGTCCGCCTGCGTGGCGCCACCCGTCTGGAACGCCTGGATGGAGGTAAGTTCAATCAAGCGCAGCTTGTCGAGCTTTTGGTTTGAGGTGATGGAAGCCCCCTCAATGGCAAATCTGATAGGGTCCACCAGCTTGTAAACGCGGCGGCGGCGTGGGGGTTTGGAGCGGCCGGACATTACGCGCCCGTGCTGCCGAACCCGCCTGCGCCGCGCTGGGTGTCGCTGAGCTCGTCCACGACTTCAAAGGTGACGCGGGGGTAGGGGATGACCAAGGCCTGGGCGATGCGGTCGCCGTTGTTGACGTACAGCGTGTCGCCGCGTCGCCAGTCGGCAGTTAGCTTGACCAGAACTTCGCCACGGTAGTCGCTGTCAATCACGCCCACGCAGTTGGCCAGCCGGACGTCGTGCCTGAAGCCATGGCCGGAACGGCTGAAGATCAGCATGACGTGGCCGGGCGGCACCTCAAAGGACGGGCCTGTTCTGAAAACGATACACGGGTCAACCATGAGGCGGCCGTTGGTGACGTCGTCGACAGAGTGTAGATCAAAGCAAGCCGCGCCATCTGTTGCGTATTGCGGCACGATGGCATCTGGGTGGAGTTTCTTGATTTTTAGGTTCATGTTCTTGGTTTCAGTGGTGGTTGATCAATGCCCGCACGGCAGCGAGCCGTCGGGTTGCTGCCGTGCCCCGCAGCTGAGGCAGATTTTGGGGCTGGGTGGTGGGCTTGGTACAGCCGGGACTGTCTCAGCATGTCGTAAATCCCCGGCGGAGGGATGATGTCGGCGGCGCGTGGTTTCTCGTAGCTGATTAAAACGTGGTGAGTTTTGCCGCCCAGGGTGTGGAATGTTTCGGTGATCTGGTTCATGTCTGGCGTCACTTCGCGGCATGGATGGTGATTTTGCGCTCACCACCTTTGATCTCGATTTCGTTGTCGGAGTCTCCGCCTTTGGTTGTGATGACGACCTCAAGTAGCCCGACAAGGCTTCCTGCAAGGAGGCCTAAAGCTTTATCTGGACTCTCATGAATCAGCGCCATGATTGCGTCGATCGCTTCCTGCTCGTGGTCAGTTTGCTGCTCCGTCTGGACATATCCCCACGTTGTCGCCAACCGCTTCTGCGTGGCTTTGCAGCTGAGGTTGACGTCTGGCCGTTGGCGCAGCTCCAGCTCCCGCACCAGCTGTCGCAGCGCCCGGTCGGTGGACAATTCGGCGCCCTGTTCATGGCGGTGGGGGTCGATGCGGTTCAGTTGGTCTTCGATCCATTGTTGCTCGGGGTCGAAAACCGCCAGCTGGTCGGGGGTGATGGGGGTGTATTGGTCGTCGCTCATGTCTTTCCTTGGTTAAAGACCACCGTGGTCCGCCTGAATTCTACAACATATTTTTGTTTGCATGCTGTTTGTTGTCGTGACGTTATGCTGTTTTTATGCAAAACGCACTCAACACCGCCCACAACGCCGCCGCCCCCCAAAATGAGCGGGTTGACGCCTTGCGGGAGGCGCAATCGGTGGCTATGCCGTCGTCGGTGCCGGACATGCTCCCGCTGGTGCAGTTCGTTGCCGAGCAGTACCAGGAGCAGGAGTTCTACAAGTCGCTGCAGCGCCCGAACGTGATCCCGTTTCCTTCGCGTGCCGTGGCCGAGAAAAAGCCGGGCATGCAGTCTCTGGTGATCAACGACACCTATGGCAACGCCATGGGCGAGTGGCGTGATCGCTGGTCAAACCTCAGTTTTGACATGCTGCGCCAGATGGTCGACCAGACCCCGGTGTTGGGATCGGTCGTCATGACCCGCATCCGGCAGGTCAAGCGGTTCTGCCGGGTGCCGGACCTTGGCAAGGGCCCGGGGTTCCAGATCCGGCTCAAGGACCCGAATGCCAAGCTGGGCAGCGACGAGAAGCAGACCGTGGCCTTGCTGCAGGACTTCTTCACGCACAGCGGCTGGGAGAAGAACCCTCGCCAGCGTGCGCGCCTGCGGCGCGACAACTTCTCGAACTTCATGGCCAAGTCTGTGCGGGACTCGCTGATTCTGGATTCTGCGCCGATTGAAACCGAGTACAAGCGCGACAAGCGCCTTGGGATTGATGGCTTCTATGCTGTCGACGGTGCCACCATCCGGCTGTGCAACGAGGACGGCTACCGAGGCGATGACGAGATTTTTGCTCTGCAGGTGGTCGATGGGCAGATTCGGTCCTGCTACACGCACGACGACCTGATTTACGTGCCCCGCAACCCGCGCACCGATGTGTTGGTGGCTGGCTACGGCATGTCCGAGACTGAGTTGCTGGTTCGTGTGATCACGGGCTTCCTGAACGCTTTTACCTACAACACAAAGTACTTCGATTCGAATGCGATCCCCAAGGGCTTGCTGCACCTCACGGGCGATTACGGCCAGGAGGACATGGTGGCGTTCAAGCGCTACTGGAACTCAATGGTCAAGGGCATCAACAACGCCTGGACCTTGCCTGTGCTGGTGTCGAAGAACCAGGAGTCGAAGGCCGCTTTTGAGAACTTCGGTGTTGAGGTCAACGAGATTATGTTTTCGAAGTGGATGGTGTTTCTTACTTCGATTATTTGTGCGATTTACGGGATTGCTCCTGACGAGATTAACTTCGAATCTTTCACGTCGGGAACTTCGTCGCTGTCTGGGTCAGACACAGAAGAGAAGCTGATTCATTCCGCAGACAAAGGCTTGCGCCCTCTCTTGTCTCATTATGAGGACATTTTCTCCGACTATATTGTTGGGGAGTTTGGCGACAAGTATTGCTTCCGGTGGACGGGTCTTGACGAGGAAGACCCTCAAACAGCGTGGCAAAAAGACCAAAAGCTGATGACTTTCAATGAAGGACGGAAGGCTCGAGGGCTTGAAGCCATCAAAGGAAGTCTTGGCGATTGTCCTTTGGACCCCGCTCTCATGGGGCAATGGTCGCAGATCAATCAAGCTGAGCAGGCCGATTATGGTGACCCTGGCGCTGAACAAGGCCAAGGAAGTCAGCCCGGCGATGATCAAAATGTTGATCCAGGCCAAGATCCTGCTGGTCCACAGGATGCAGAAGACGATCAGACCGATAACGGACCTAGTATGCAGAAGTCCTTTGGCCTGCCTGTCTTTCGGGTTGACCCGTGAGTATGGCAACATACTAGTATGAAGAGCCAACTCCCCGCATCACGAGCTGCAGCAAAGGCAGCCGGACTGAAACATTACTTTACAGGTAAGCCTTGCAAGTTCGGTCACTTGTCAGCGCGTTTGGTTAGCTGTGGTCAATGTTCGGAATGCAACAAGCAGCGTCTTGCAGCCGGTAGAGCTAAAAATCCAGACAAGTTTCGCTTGTATTCCGCCAAAGCCTATCAATCCAATCCGCAGAAGTTTATTGACGCGGCGAAGCGTCGTAGGTCGGCTAATTTGTCTGCCGCTCTGCAGGCTGAGCGGGCAACTTACGCCAGAAACAAAGAAAAAGTGAACGCCGCGCAAAGGATCTCTTACAAGGCCAAAGCGTCGGTATTCAACGAGGCCAGAAGAAATCGTCGTTTACAGGATTCTGTTTGGGCCTTTTCTCAACGATCTCGATGCCTGGTTCGTGGTGCGCTGACTCGGTCTGGTTTCAAGAAGTCGAAGCGCACAGAGGAGCTTCTTGGTTGCTCAACGCAAGAATTCCGCGTTCAAATGGAAAGGCAATTCTTGCCTGGTATGGGTTGGCACAACATGCACCTGTGGGAGATCGACCACATCGTGCCTGCGTCAAGTGCCAGAACGCAGGAAGAAGCTGAAGTTCTAAATCGGGTGGGGAACCTACGCCCGCTGTGGCGTGACGCAAATCGATCAAAGGGAGCGGCCATCCAATGCCTGCTATGAAATCAGTCCAGCAGCAACAGGTCGCACCATCGGCCTACCGTGGCGATGAGGTGTTTTTTCGCAAGGGTGGGCAACCGGTGATCGGCAAAGTGCTTGCCACGGGCCAGCACGGCTGCACCGTGGAGCACGAGGGCGCGCGCCACAAAATCAAGCACGAGCACATCCTGGGTCACAAAAAGCGTGCCCCGCAGCGGTATCATGTGGAGCATGAGGGCGAGGATGGTCTGATTGTTCGGGACGGCAACGGGAAGCGCCATTATGTGGGCGTACCACCGGAGGCGAAGGCCGAGCGGTTGGAGTTGCAGAAATCTTTAGGGCCCCGATAGTCCGTGAAGCCTGGCGCGGCCAGCGGGGGGTAAGCCGCTGGAAATGTTTTGCCCCGCTCAGCCGGGGTTCTGCTGCGGGTGACCGTGGTGGACAGGTGCGCTGATGGCGGTGGTCGCCAGCGTCGTGAGTGGCGTGGCCTTGATGGCGGCAAGTGGCGGGGCTTCGGCCCCGCTGCGCACACGGTTTGATTTTTGTGGTATAGTTGTTTTCACGAAAGCGGATGCTGTGGAAGCGGCGGGATACGCAACCTGCACACAGACGCAGCGAGTAGTGCCAGGTTGGGGTTTCCCGGCTGGAGCGGTTGAAGGCACCGACAAGCTTACCCGGTGAAAGGCCCCGGGTGCCATCACCGCTGATCTACCTCAGACCGAATACCGGAACGTATGTCCGGTAATCATGCCCACAAGAGGACCAGATCGTATGCTGGGTGTCGCTGCAATGGGCCGCAGCGATCAGCGGTGATGGTTATGCGGAGATAGCTGGGACGGCCCAGCCGGTTGCCTTTTGGCATGTCACCGTCAACGCCCGGACTGAGAGGGCGGGAAAAAGTCCAGTGACGCATGGAGAGCATGAAGACGATCGGCCCCCTGTTGGGACCCAGGGTCGATCATGTTTGCAGACTGGAACGAAAGAAATAAAATGCAAGTGCACTTGATCTATACGCAGCGCGAGGACGGTGGGTTTGACCACGCAGTGGTATTTGGCGACGCGCCCCCGTGGAGTGCGCCTGAAGAGAACGTCATCAACTGCGCAAGCGAGACAGACGCCGTTCGACTGAAAAAAAAGGTCGAAGACATGCAAATCGCGTTGTCTCAATCCATTGAGTGCAGCGTGTACGAACGGGATGTTTTGCCGACCATTGAACGCGCCTTTGTTGTCAAATTGGTGGGGGCTCCAGAGATGGCGACTGCCGATGAACACGCAGAACTGGTTAGCAGCCTCACGGCGCACATGCGATGAATTGGTGTTGACCATCATCTCGGTTTAGCTCAGTTGGTAGAGCGCGTGCTTTGGGAGCATGAGGCCGGAAGTTCGAGACTTTCAACCGAGACCAAAATTGACGCGACGTAGAGCAGCTGGTCAGCTCGTTTGGTTCATACCCAAAAGGTCGCAGGTTCGAGTCCTGCCGTCGCAACCATATGCATGAAAATGCTGCTGCCATGCGTTGCTGGCAGATGACTTTGCTGGTGGGAAAGAAACCAGCACCATCACATCAGCGGGCCGCATGACTGGATGCCCTGGCGTCACGAACGCGCAGGCGTGCGACGAGCCCCGATGACTCCTGGTTCGCGCTGGACGAGGTAAGCGGCATATCGAAAAATGCTGAAGGTAGCCCAGCCCGCTGATGTGATGGTGAGGGCAATGCCGGGATTCCGAGCACCCAACAACGTGAAGGCAGGTACTAGAGAACGGGGAAGCGCGAATTACCCGGAAAGAGTCGAATTCCTGCCGTGCTCCGTTATAGCAGGGGCCACCATCAACCAATCCGCCGGTTTCCGCGCGCCATCTTGTCGTGACCCTACCATTCGCACCATGGGACTCTTCCTCGATCTACTGCATGTGCCCGTTGGCGTGACCAATGATGCCATTGAGGGCATATACAAGGCCCTGTCCGATGGCCACAACCACGGCGATGATGGCGCAATCTGGCAACCACACCAATCCGTTTTGATCCGTCGCTTGGTCGAACTGTTCACCCAGCGCGGGCTTGATCGCTTGGCCGCCGTGAAGCAGGCCTTGACCGACTGGCAAACAGGAAAGAACCACACCCCATCCACCACCCCGGTGGTCGTGCCGCCCGGCGCGGTGCAGCGCTGGAATGCCGACGAGCTGGCCCTTGCCGGGGTTTACCTTGAGAGCCTGCCGCCTGCGCAGTGGACGTTGGACGACCACATGATGGCCGTTGACCTGGTCATGCACACGCTCATGTCGCCCGATGACCTGATCGCCGAGGCCGAGTGGTTGGCTGTGCGCGCTGGCATGATGGGCAAGGTGCAGGCCAACATGGCCGCCGAGCCCAGCGTCAAGCAGGCCGACGCCATCCTTGCCGCGCTGCCGTCAAGCGTTGCTGGCGCGGTTCAGCAGTTTCGCCTGCCGCCCAAGCAGGCGGCTGTGCTCAGTTTCGCGTCGGCACGCGCCGCCGAGCACGTCACCTCGTTGGCTGATGGCGCACGCCACAAGATGCGGGCGATGATCGCCGAGGACTTGGAGCAGCGCGCCCTGGGTGTGCCTCCTACGGGCTCCAGCAGCCTGCAGACCAAGATGCTGGACGCCTTTGGTACCCTGAATCGGGATTGGCGTCGCATCGCCGTCACCGAGGCTGGCGAGGCCCAGCTCCAGGGGCTGGTGGCCAGCATGAAGCCCGGAGCCAAGTTGAAGCGGGTGGAGCAGTACAAGGGCGCGTGCGCTTTTTGTCGAAAGATCGACGGCCTGGTGGTCACCGTGGTGGCTGCCGATGCGCCGAAAAAGAACCCCGACACCGAGATTTGGCCTGGCAAGAACAACATTGGCCGCTCAGCGTCGCCACGTAAGCGAGTTGGCGACGTTCTGGTTGAGCGCGAGCCGCACGAGATGTGGCAGGTGCCAGCGGGTTTGGTTCACCCGCACTGCCGCGGCCGGTGGCTGCACGTGGATGATGGCGCGCAGGCGGGGGATGATCCAGAGTTTGCGGCTTGGCTGGGGGCGACGTTGTCGTGACCGCAAAATGAGGCGATGCCGCCACGCCTCCTGATTTTGCCGTCCATGCTGCTCAAGGCAGCGTCGTCCATTCCGCCTGGTTCTCGCTGGATCACGGTGCACCCCAATCCTGGAGCCAAGGGTCAAGCCGTCCTCATCCAGCCTCAGCCTGATGGTAGCCATCGCGTGATTGGCGGCGCCGGAGGGATCTTAAACTACCTCAAGCTGCGCGGCGTAAAGTCGGTGGACCACTACAAGGAAGAGGCGGGCAAAAAGGCCGAGGAGCGCACTGCCGCGCGCAAGGCCCAGCAAGAGGCTGACAAGGCATCCGGCGTGCACGGTGCCAAGCAGGAAGCCCGCAAGGACATCAAGGCGCAAAAGCAGGCTGCCGAGCGCGAGCTGATTGAGGCCGTGGCAAAGAAGGCGGGCTGGAAACCCGAGGAGCTGGAGTTCCCAGAGGCCGACTACCAGCACCTGTCTCTGGCCGCTCAGGAAAAGGTGCGCGACAAGTTCCACCGCGACCTGCTGGGCAAGGCCAAAGATGCGATCACGCAGTCGCGCCAGCGCCTGGTGCAGGACGCTTCGGCTCGCGCCGATGCCAAGATCGGCGAGTTGCCGCTGTTTTCCGATGATCCCGATGCTGTGTCCGTGCAGGACCTGGACCCGGTCAAGCCGCCGAGCTCGGGGCTGGGCTTTAATCCCGACTACAAGGGTCGCGCTGAGGCCGCGGGTGCATCGACGGATGCCGTCAAGGCCGAGGCACAGGCCCTGAAAACGCCTGAGCAGCAGTTGGCGGCGTTTAAGGCTTCGCCCGCCGATGCCATCAAGGCAGAGCTGGAGGGTATCCAGATTCCGGCTGCGCCGAGCGCGGATGTGAGTCTGATGTCGGCTGAGGATGCGTTGGAGCTGGTCAAACTCGGAAAGAAGCTGAAACAGATTGAGCAGGCGGCGCGCGAGGCGAATGCCGACGTTGATCGGTCGCCTGTCGAGCCCAAGGCTTACGTGATTGCCGCCAGCGACGATGTCAGCGAGTCCGTGAAGGAGGACTTGGTCAACGACCTGCGCACAGCCCAGACCGCCGCCTTTTTGTCCGAGGTGGGCAAGATCGCCGGTGGACGCCCGGATGAAACCCTTGGTGGGCACATGGGGGTCGGTGCCTACAACTCAATCAACAGCTTGGCCCTGGCCGTTGGTGGCGACGCCCTGGTTGATCGCTCGGTGGTGGACGTGCTGGGCATCGCCGGAGCCGCCCAGGTGCTGGCCCGTCGGTTGAAGTCTGACCTGGAGCCGGACGACTTCGATCATGTGGCGGAAGGTGCCAAGGACTGGCACATGCAGCACTACATGGCGACCAGTACGGAGGCCCTCAAGAAAGCCCGCGACCTCACCGATGCCGCGAAGGCTATTGAGGTGTCAGATGAGGCCGCCAATGGCGCAGACCTGGCCGTGGCCCAGGAGTTGAACGCTCGCCGCCGTGCAGCGGTCGGTGACGCCCAGCGCATCCTTGGTACCGCGCTGGGTGAAATGGAGGCCAACGCTGCCCTTGTGGCCTCGCTGCAGGGTCCCGGCGATGGCGACTTTCAGGTGTCGCTGGGCAAGACCAGCCCGGAGCAGGCGATCACTCAGGTGCGCGCGATCGGGCTGCAGCCTGGCGACTACAACCTGGAGAGCGTCGGCGGCGACACGTTTTTGACGATCACCGGTGCGGGAATGTCCCGACTGGCTAAGCCTGTGGCGGGCGGCGACGTGAGGCAGGTCAGTCGAAATCTGGCGATCATCCGCGGCGACCACGACGAGGATGGGTGGATGCCCATGGGCGTGGCAAACCGCCCCGACATGGTGATGAACGCGCCACCTGGTGTGGCCGATCGCTTGGCACAGCCGTTTCAGCCCGGGCAGGACCTGCAGTCCAGCTTGCTGGCCTACATCGGTGCGCGCGCGGCCGATGGTGACAGCCCCGGCGATATCCTTGCCGATGTGCAGTCGGCTGATTTTTTCCAGAAGGTGGGCTTTGACCGGACCGACGAGTACCGCGCTGCGCTGGATGCCGTGGCCCCGCTCAAGGGTGCGGACGGCAAACAGCAGGGAGCCGAGGCGCTGGAGTCGATGTTTGAGAAGTACGCCGACGACCACGTCGCCAGCCTGGGCGGCGACCGCACGACGCTGAACCGCCAGCAGGTAAAGATTGACCAACACTCGGTGGATGCCCTTCACCGCGCGCTGGCCGAAACCCCCGAGGGCACGGCCGCATACAAGCAGATCGGCGAGTTGACCGGGAAGGACCAGGCGGCGCTGCGCGAGCACTTTTACCGAAACATCGCCAAGGAAAGCCCCGAGGCTGGGCAACTGCGCGCGGATCTGGAAAAGCACGAGGCCAACGAGCCGGAGCGCGAAACGACCGACATGTTCGGCGACACCGTGCCAAACCCAGATTGGAACGACTGGCAGTCGCACCGAAGCAGCCTGGCCGAGAAGCTCAACGCCAGCAGCCTGACCTGGTCAAAGTACCTCAAGGTCATGGGCGGCAACGAGCGGGCCTACGAGAGCGTGCAGGACGTGATCCGCTCCAGGATGGCGGCCACGTTTGCCGATGCCCACAACAAGCTGAACCCCGACAACCCGATCAAGTTGGGCAAGCGCACGCTGCGCAACCACTTGAACCACCTAGACGCCGTGGACCCGGCGGCGCGCGACGAGCGGCTCAAGAAGGACCGGGCGCTGATCGACAGCCTGCGCACCCGTGTGGGGGGCAAGTATTCCGGTGGCAGCGTGGCCGACAAGATTGAGGAGGCCAAGCAGCAGCAGGCCGCGTTTGAGCAGGCCCAGATGGGCTTTTTCAGCGGCGACCAGCAGGACGATATGTTTGGAGGAGGTGGGGCGGACGAGAAAGCCCCCGCCCCTGCCCCACTGGGCAGCGATGAGCGGCACACCCTGGGGCACGTGGTGGAGCGCCAGATCGCAGGGATGATGGGCGTGGTGGGGCAGAACTTCAAACCAGGCCAGCCCACCAAGCTGTGGGGCGTCAGCATGTCGGGAAAGTACGCTGCCCAGCAGCGCGCGATCAAGCTGATGGATGCCAACAAGCGGGTGGTGCTGGCGGCTGGGGCGGGCAGTGGCAAGACAAACATGATGCTTGGTGCCCACGCCCACCTGGCAAGCCAGGGCAATATCAAGCGGTCGATCATGCTCGTGCCGTCGATTGTGCAGGGCCAGTTCTCGGGTGAGGCGCTGCGCTTGCTCGAGCCCGGGAAGTTCAAGACCCATATTCAGCCTGGCGCGTCGCAGGCCGAGCGGATCGCGGCGTACAAAGACCCGTCAAACCACATCTGCGTGATGACGCACCAGAGCTTTCGGGATGACATGGTGCACCTGGGGGCCAAGCACACCGGTATTGATGAGGCGGCCATGGTGGACAGGTTGCAGGCCATGACACCCGTGGAGCGCAAGGCCTGGGCCGCTGAAACAATGGGGCGCGAGGGGATCAATTTCGACGCCTCTTTTGTGGATGAGGCGCACGACACCCTGAACCGTGCCGGCAAGGAAAACAGCAGCATGGCGAACGTGATTGAGGCCGTGGGGCACCACACGCCGTACCACGCCTATTCCAGCGGTGACCCGGTGAAGAACGATCCCAGCGAGATTCACTCAATGCTCCAGAAGATGGACCTTGATCGGTATGGTAACCGCGCTGCGTTCATGCGTCGCTACGGTGCTGACACCGTGGGCAGCAAGCAGGCGCTGCAGCGGGAAATGGCACGGTACATGTTCCCGACGGCCATCACGCCGGACATTCAGCGCAGCCGGACGACGGCCACCGTCAAGCTGTCGGCTGGGCAGCAGCAGGCGATGGCGGAGCTGGACAAGAACCTGTCAAGCGCGCGGCTGGCCCAGCGCCGGGGCAAGGTGGACGTTGCTGCGGTGCGCGCGATTTCGCCCGGATCGTTTGAGGGGGTGCCGGAGTCCGAGCACGAGGCTGTGGCGGCCAATCTGCAGAAGGCTGTGGGCATGCTCAAGTCGTCGGCGCTGAACCGGATCATCAACACGCACCCGGACAACGCGAAGGTGGCCGATGCCGTTGAGAAGGTGAAGGCCCGCCCCGGCAAGCAGGGCGTGATCTTTGCGCGCAACCGTGAGGCCGTGGAGCTGTACCGCAAGGCCATGGAAAAAGAGGGCAAGCGGGTGGTGACCATCACGGGCTCGGACAGCGCGGCTGAGAAAGACCGCAAGCGCCGGATGTTCAACCCTGAGCAGGGCGAGGCGCAGGCTGACATTCTGGTGGCGTCGGACGCTGGTGCCGTGGGCATGAACCTGCAGTCTGGGGCGTACCTGATCCAGCACGACGTTCCGGCCACGGCCAAGACCCACAGCCAGCGAAACGCCCGGATCGACCGCCTGGGGCAGAAGCAGTCGATTGAGTTGATCGACATGCAGGCCGACCACCCCGAGGAGCGGCGCTCGCGCGAGCGCCTGGAGCGCAAGTACGGACTCAAGGACATGATGGCGTCGCCGCTGGATGGACTGGACGACACCGGTGTGGCTGGGGCAATTGCCGCCCGCCGGGCAGCTGCTGCGCAGCCGCAGATGGGTATGTTTTAATAGGTAGATCATGAGAAAACACCTATCCAACACCCGCGACAATCTTGGCGAGCTGGCTGTCTTGGCTGCTCAAAGCGAGGCCAGCGAGCGGCGCATTTTGCAGGCCGCGCAGCATCGTGTTGGCGTGGTGCAGGCGCAGATAGACCGTGCGCAGCGTGGTGTGGACTCTGCGTCTGAGCGTGGTCAGGATCGGTATCTTGATCTGGTGAAGGAGCGTGCGCATCTGCACTTGATCATTGCGCGTGCTCAGGGGGTTTTGGCGGGGTGAGAGGTGGACCGACGGGGGCTGTACGGTTCCGTCATTATTTTGTCAATCGGCCAGCAGCTACGACTGATCCGCTGACTCAAGACGTATGGCGGCATGCCCAACTCTTTGGCCCATGCTGTAATTGATTGTGTTTTTCCGTTCCATGTGACCTGATTGATTCTTTTGCAGCCACAAGACGTGGTGTTGCCAAATTTCAGGTCTGTTCCCCTGGCGACGGTGGCCGCGCCGCAATCGCATCGGCAGAGGAACCTCATTTTTCCGTTTTTTTCTTTGGAGTCGAAGGATTCGATTGTGAGGCTTCCGAACACGTCGCCTATTTTGACGCTTTTGGTTGCGCTGGGCACGCCGTCTTGGGCTCCACGGCCCTGTTTGCATCCGCAAGACTTAATGGCCCCGCGCCTGAGCATGGTGCCCCTGGCAATGTGAAGTGTTCCGCACGCTTCGCAGATGCATTGCCATCGTGCAGCTTTGCTTGATAGGTTTTTGTCTTCGTCTGGGGTGGTCCTTCGCAACACCAGCAGCCATCCGAATTTTTGACCGGTTATGTCTTTGAGTCCGTTTTTCATGGTGCATCGAAAAATTTATTACGCTTAATTATATGCACATACCGGTCTGGTCGTGATGAAATAATCTTTCGCATGACCGAAGCCGATCTTCTTGCAGGCATTCCTGACTTCTTCAGCATTGAGATGATGCTGAAGGCGACGCCTGCGCAGGAGGGCGACGGCCGCTTCATTTACCTGGAGGCCAGCAACGAGGGCCGCGACCAGCAGAACGAGATTGTGCTTGCGAAGGCTCTTGAGGAGTCGGCGGGCCACTACATCAAGTTTGGCAATCTCGACATCGACCACAAGTCCATGCCCAGCGTGGCGGCCATGCACGGCATCACAGACCCCGAAATGTGGGAGGTCGGTGTGCCAGTTGATGTGCGCGTTGATGGCGCCAGCACCTTTGTGAAGGCCAAGCTTTTTAGCGGCGAGACGCCGCTGGCTGATCGGGCCAACATGGTTTGGGATAGCATGACCAAGTTGAAGCCTGCAAGGCGCTGGTATCCATCGGTTGGTGGGCGCCCCTTGGCAAAGTCGATCCGGTTGGACCCCAAGACTGGCGACAAGATCGGCGTTGTGAGCAAGGTCCGCTGGACAAACATTGGTTTGACCCAAGGTCCCGTCAACCAGCACGTGCGCGGCGTGGCCACCATGCCGTTTGGCGTGCTGGCGAAGTCCTGGATTGCCGGTGAGGGATTCAACCTCACCAAGGCCCTGACAGCGGGCCACACGACGGATGTTGCGCAGATGACGGGTGGTGACGCCATCCGTGTGCAGTCTTTGGACGGCGTCCCAAGTTCGTATTTTGATTTTCGTGATCGGTTGGCTGGCTCTCTCCGCAAGGGTGGGGTCAAAGACCAGAGCGCGGAGGGCTTGGTGCAATACAGCGCCGGGCGGTTTCAGTTGTCTCTTGATGAGGCAACTGAGTGGGTGGATCGCTTCTTGGGCGATTTGAAGAGTGGGCTTAAGAAAAGGAGTTCTTGATGAGCCAATTTGATGAATTGCTCAAGGCGCTTGATGCTGTTGCCGATGAGCAGAATACTGATGGCACGGACACGTCCAGCGGCGATGACACGGATGAAACTGTTGCTGCTGCCGCCGCCGATTCTGGTGTCGCCGCACCTGGTGCTGCCAAAGTCGATGATGATGCTGGTGGCGATGATGATGATGCCGCCCCCATGGCGAAGTCGTTTGTGCTGCGCGACGACCAGGGCAACGAGCAGGAGGCGGTTGACGCCACCCAGATTTTGAAGTCCCTGATCGGCCGCCAGGATGGCACGGAAGAAGTGCTGGCCAAGGCCATTGGCACGATGACCCAGACCCTCAAGGCCCAGGGCGACCTGATCAAGTCTCTGAGCGCCAAGGTCACGCAGCTGTCCGATCAAGGCCGTGGGCGCAAGACGGTTCTGAACGTATTCGACAAGCCCGCCACGATGGCGAAGTCGGTCGACGCTCAGTCCGCACCAGCTGCCCTGTCTGGCGATGAGATCATGGCCAAGTGCCTGGCCGCGCAGAAGTCTGGCGCCCTGACGGGCATGGACGTTGCGCGAGCCGAAGTCGCCCTCAACAACGGTGTCGCGGTTCCCGCTGACATTGTGAGCCGCATCAAGTAATTTTAAGGAGCCACCATGGATTTTTTGAGCAACCCCAACACCACGGGCGCCGCCACGAGCGGTGAAATGACCACCGGCGATCTGGCCGAACTGCGCAAGTCGCTCGAGGCCGGTTACGGCAGCGACATGCAGTCCTTGCAGGGCGGTTCCGCTTTGCGCATCCAGTCGCTGGACAACGTGCTGCAGGCAACAGTGCAGGACAACCAGCACTTCGCGCTGTTCAACGCGCTTCCCAAGCCCCGCGCCACTGCGGTGCTGGATGAATGGACCGAGCAGAAGTCGATCGGCGGCTTCCTGGGCGATTCGTTCAACGACCAGGACGGTGCGGCTGAGGAAACCAACGGCGAATACCAGCGCATGGTGGGCAAGGTCAAGTACATGACCACCTACCGCAAAATCCCGATTGTGCTGCAGTCGCAGAACAACATCGTGGACGCCACCGCGCTGGAAACCACCAACGGTGCCAAGCAGCTGCTCTCGAGCATTGAGTTCTCGCTGTTCGAGGGCGACGACCTGGTGCTGCCGAAGTCGTTCCCTGGTATCCGTCGCCAGTTGGAAGACCTGGGCTCTGCCGACCACATCATCGACAACGCAGGCGCTCCGCTGGACGGCATCGAAAAGATCGCTCAGGCGGCAGAAACCGTGTTCGGTTACGGCAACTTCGGCAAGGCCACGGACATCTACATCCCGCCTTCGATCCAGACCGACCTGAACATGGGCCTCGATCCTGCGTTCCGTGTGGCGCTAGACAACAGCCCCAACAGCATCACCCTGGGCACCAACGTGCGGGGCATTCAGACCAGCTACGGCGCGATCGCCACCCGCAACGACGTGTTCATCCGCGACGAGAAGATGAAGGTGCCGTTTGAGGTCCGTGGCGGCGGCCATGCCGCCCAGGCCGTGAAGAACAACACCTTCAAGCCCGCCAGCGTGACTGCCTCTGCTGGCGCTGCCACTGGCTCGGCCTTCACCTCGGCGCACGCTGGCACCTATGTGTACTTTGTGGCGGGCATCACCCACACCGGAGAGTCTCAGGTGACGGCTGTCACTGGCGGCGCGGTCACTGTGGCCGCTGGAAACGGCGTGACACTGACCATCACCGCCAGCGTTGGTGTTGCTGAAACCGGCTACGTGATCTATCGCGGTCGCAAGAACGGCACCTCTGCGTTGTCCGATGTGCGTGAAATGGTGCGTGTGCCCAAGGCTGGCGCGACCACTGTGTACGTGGACAAGAACACCGAGATTCCTGGCTCGACCTGCGCTTATGTGCTGAACCTGTCGGCCAGCGATCACGCGATCGCATGGCGTCAGTTCCTGCCCATGATGAAGATCCCGATGGCGGCTGTGAACAGCCCGATCGTGCCATGGCTCCAGATGATCTGCGGCTACCTGCGCATCACCAAGCGCAACCAGCATGTGATCATCAAGAACGTCGTGCCCAACGGCGCGAAGTGGAAGCCGTTTGTCTGATCGGTGTTTTGTCGAATAAAATGGGCGGCGGCTTCGGTGGTCGCCCATTTTTCAGGAGATTTTCATGAAACTGATTCAAACCCCAATGCTGCACCCGCTCGTCAATGGCGTAGCATTTGGCGCGGATGGTGTATCCGAGGAAGTCAGCGCCGAGCAGGCGGAGGTTTTCTTGTCGGTCGGCGGCTACGAGTTGCTGGACGACGGGGCTGCTGAGGCCGAGAAGCGGGCCGCTGCAGCCGAGGCCGAGAGACTGGCTGCTGAGGCTGAGGCCGAGGTCGCACGGAAGGCTGCTGAGGCTGAGGAGGCCCGGGCTCAAGCCGAGGCTGAGGCCGCGCGCAAGGCTGCTGAGCAAAAAGCCCTTGATGCCGCTCCCAAAGCCGCCGCAAAGACTCAGAAAGCCGCCGTTTCGGCCAAGCCCGCAGCGCCTGTTCCAGATGCTGCTGTTTTTTGATTGCGCTGCAGTCAATCGCTGAAAGAAGCCCGCAACTGCGGGCTTTTTTTGTGTCGTGATGCCAGAATTGTGGAAAAGGGGTATTGATATGCTTGGTGAAATTGTTCTGAAATTGCGAAACGCCGTGCAGTGGCTGGGCGTGGACTTGGGCCGCCAGGACGGCGGTGTGGCTCAGGCGGTGGTGCTGGTGGACCCCGCGACGGGGGAGGCTGTTGGGACGGGGGCTTCGCTGCCGGTTTCAAACGTCGGCGCATCCATCCGCGACGCCTCGGAAAAATACCCCGAGGCCTCGGTTTGGAATGAAGACGCTGCAGTGACTGCGCCAGGCGACATTGTGACCCAGGCGGGCAACACCGCTGGCGCTGGGTGGATTGAGATCTCCAAATCCCCGTTTGATCAAGGCGGATCGACCATCATCGAGATGAAGCGGCGCTTCAAAATCCCGGTGAGGGTTTCCCGTGGCCTTACGATGTCTGTGCGTGCCGCTGGCAATCACATCGCATCGACCGAAATTGTCAGCACAGACGATTGGCCGGGCGCTGTGCCGGTCCCAGATCCTGTGCCGGTGCCCATTTTGAACGCATCACAAACGGCGAGCGTAATCACGCTTAACTTTGGGGAAGCACCGCCCGTCCCCTTCCGGGCAGGCCAACGTGTCAACGTGTACGGGTTTGGTGTCGAGAACCGTTTCAACGTTTCGAGCGCCACGGTTGCATCGACCCCGCTCCCTACACAGATCACGATTGTCGGCAACGGACAAAACATCACATCGACAACCATTGGCACCACGCTGGGCGGCGGTACTGCGTTTGTCGAGCGTGTGGACGTGCTGGGCGGTTCCCGCAATGGCGTGGTGGTCCTGCAAGAGAACGGCACACCCACCAACATTTCCGCATACACAAGGGGCGAGGGCAGTTTGGCCCGGCCGTCCGGTGTTTTGGCGGCCAGCCATGCCGTCACATCTGGCACCGATGTAGCCGTCCAGCTTGTGGCTACACCTGGTGCTCATTCGTTCACTTCGGCGGTGCGGACTCGAATTGATCTCAGCGCTGATGGTGTCACGGTGTCGGACCGCTCAACAAGCGGCGGAAACGGCGTGTACTCAGTGCGCTACCGTCATGACGAAGTGCTGCCCAACCCCGCCCGCGAATACAAGCTGCGCTACCGTTTGCACAGCTCCAAAGCGCCGTCGCGCCCATTGAAGAAAATCATCAGCGTGAGCAAGACGGGGAGTGCTGTGGCAACGTTTGTCACCGATGGGCCTCACGATCTTGTCACGGGTAACTGGCTTGGCCACTATGGGGTGTCCAATCAAACAAACTTTGCCGCCCAAACCACGGGCGTGCAGATCACGGTCACTGGGCCGAACACATTCACTGCAACAACTGGCGCAATCGCCACGGGAACTGCGTATGGTGGCTTTGTGTGGGTCTCAGAAGGTCAACAACCCTTGCCCGGCGCGGTCGCGCAGGCGGTGATCAGTGCTACCCGCGTCGGCAATGTGGTCACGCTCACGGGCTCTGCAAACTGGAGCGGCCCGCTGATCGGCGAGCTGGTGGAAGGATACGGCATCGCCAATGCTGTGGACGGCGCAAGCCTTGGGCTTAATGGCACTTATCGCGTCGAGAGCATCGCCACGAACTTACTCACGCTGTCTTTGGCTGGATCAAATACTGGCGGCCCTGATATTGCCCCGACTGCATGCGGTGGCGCCATCATTCGCCGCACCTCGATGCGCGTGCATTACACCAACATCGAGCCCTATGACCCGCTGTTGGTAGAAACTGTTCAAGCGGGCTTCGCTGAGCAGGGGTATGCCGATGGTGTGAGCATTGTGGGCACGCCCACGATGTCGATCAGCGGAAACCCAGTGCTTGGCACCGGCGCAAACACCATCGGAAACATCAATATCGTTAACCACACCGCTGCTGAGGATGCGGCGGCGGGGACTACTCCCGTGATCATCGGTGGACCTGTCAGGACGGCTACCGCGCCAACAAGCTTGGTGGCTGGAGATGCAGTACGCATGACGTTTTCAGCGGCCGGGCAGGCTGTGCAGATTCCTTATGGGGTTCCAGAGACGCATTTCCATTACACTGGGACCCTGACAACTGCATCATCAGTTGTGGCTCAGGCTGCTGCTGGCACTGGTTTGAAGCGCTACACGAGAAAGCTGACGTTCCAGGGGGAAAATGCCGTTGCAACACGAATGAACCTGCTTCGCGGGACCACAGTTATTTGCCCGGTCAACGTCCCGGCCAACATGGCCTTGCCGATGCAGTTGGATTTTGAGCCGCCGTTGGCAACGGCCGCAAACGAGGCATTGAACCTGCAATGCGCGACAAGTGGTGCAAGCATTCTTGTTACTATCAACGGATACACCGGAGCGTAAATCATGGCATTGAATGTTGAAATCACAGATTTTTATCCCGTCATTCAAAAATTTGAGCCGATAAGGACGCTGGTCGACCCCGTCGATGGGGAGTCCGAGCCAGCGTATATTGAAGAAACGCCGCCTCCAGTGCACCTTGGATGGTCGGTTAGCGTCAGCATCGGCGGAAGTTGGGGCGGAACAACAAGCAGCTTTTTCTTTGAGCTTCCTGCGGACGCCCAGAAGGATGACCTTAAAAATGCAGTCCTGAAGAAGTACGCCGAAGCCAATCAAATTGAGCCAGCATGAAACGCTGGCTTCTGCTCGCCGCGCTGTTTGCCACCATCACCGCAGTCGTCGGTTTTGGTGGCCCCGTCGCAGCGGATTGGCTGATGTCGCAGTACCCGCCTCAAATGCTTGAGTTTTCCACTGGTGAGCACAAATAGTGCTGTCTGAAAAATGATCGCCATCACCTCTGACACAATTGAGCAGCGCGCGGGATCGCGCCTCAAATACAGCCTGGATTGGTCGGCGCTGGCCGGTGGCGCGGCGCTGGCCGCTGCTGTGTGGTCGGTTCCTGTGGGTAGCCCCGTGACAGTGACCGCCGACCCGGTTGCTGGCACGTCTTCCACGGCCTGGGTTGTGGTTCCAGCGGGTACGCCATCTGGCTGGCACGAAATCACGGCCACGGCCGCGGCCGCCGACGGCAGTGAAGACACCCGTGTGATCGCTTTGCAGGTGCAGGCGGTTTCCGGCACCGGAAGTGCGCTGTTCCCCAGCAAGGCTGCTGCGATTGCCACCCTGCGCCGCGACCGCCTGATGATGCTCGCCGCTGGCGTGCTGTCGGAGGCCGCTCAGCTGAGCGACGACTACCTGTGGGAGAAGCTTCTGGCCGCCGAGAGCGCAATCGCTGGGCAACTCAGCGTGCGGCTGCAGCCGACGCACTTCTTCCCGCGCAATCCGACGGATGCCCAGATCGCGGCGCTTCCGGCGGGCATGCCGTGGGATGTTGACCCCGGCTACGATTACGACCCGTCGAACTACCATGGCGACCGCTGGGGCTACACGGTTCTGCGCTGGACGCACGTCAATGAGGTGCACGATTTGAAGCTGGTTTACCCCAGCCCGTCGCACACCGTGCTGGAGGTGCCAGCATCCTGGATTCGCGTCGACAAGCGGCCTGGGCACTTGCAGCTGGTGCCCACATCCAGCCCGTTCCTGTCGCCGATCGGCGGCCTGGTCATGGCTTCTATGGCTGGTGGCCGCATGCTGCCGTTCTCCATTGAGGTCGAATACACGGCCGGCCTGAAAGATGCGGCAAAGACCTACCCTGAGCTTGTCAGTGCGGTCAAAATGAAGGCCGTCGCTGGCATCATTGACGACGCCATGCTGCCGCAGTCTGGCTCAATCTCTGCCGACGGCTTGAGCCAGTCGAGCAGCGTGGACACCAGCAAATACCACGACACCGTTGATGGCATCATCAACGGCACCGGGTCCAACGGTGGCCTCATGGTCAAGCTGCACGGCGTGCGCCTGATGGTGTGCTGACATGCGGCTGAACCCCAAGGCATTCGACAACTTCCTGGCTGGAAACATCGGCCAGGAGTTGCTCTGGCGTCGCCGCTGGAGCTGCGCGTGCGTGAACCCGTCCTCTGGTGCGCCTGACCCCAAGCACCAGCTGTGCGGCGGCAAGGGGCACATTTGGGATGCGCCCGTGAGCACCCGCGCTGGCGTGGTGCACCAGGAGGCCGATGCCGAGTTGCAGGCGGCCGGGCTGTGGGAGTCTGGTGACATGGTGCTGAGTCTTCCCGCTGCGTCGGGGTCCATGTACGACAACTGCAGCCGGTTTGACCGAGTGACGCTACTCAACAGCGACGACGTTTTCAGCCAGCCGCTGACCCGAGGCGCTCCGTCCGAGCGGCTGATTTTTGCCGTGCACAGCGTCGAGCGCTGTTTCTGGCTGCACCCGACCACGCGTCAGATTGTGGAGGGCGGATTGCCGGATGTGAGTGCAAACGGGGGGCTTTCGTGGCCCAATGGCGGCGAGCCACCGGCTGGCACTACGTACTCGCTGACGGGGAAGAAGTACGGGGAGTACTTCGTTTTCCAATCTTGGCCCAGTGATCGCGGCGAGCATTTTGGGCGTCGGCTGCCCAAGAAGGTGCAGCTGCGCAGGTTCGATTTGCTGAACCGCTGATCACCCGCCCATGGTGCGTTTGACGGCTTCTTGCAGGGCTGCTGCTGCCTTTGGTGCGATTTCCTCGGCGGTTTTCTTGGCGAGGTAAAGGCCGGGCTTGGCGGGCACGACCCAGCCGGTGCTGCCCTCCATCATGATCCTGAACGTGATGTAGCCAGCCGACTTGCCGCCAGCGCCCTCCATTTTCACCATGCCAGCGTACCGCTTGACCGTGGCCTGGTCGAAGCCCGCGCTCTTGAGCGCCCCGGCTGTGATCCGTCCGCCCCAGGCGTACTTGTTGGCCGTCACTGTGGCCGCTTGGCGCGTCTTCGGGTTGCTCAGGAACGGTGACTGCTTGGCTGCTGGCTGCATGCCCGTCTTGGGGCTGAGCATCGTCACCTCTCCGCTGGGCCGCTGGCCCTGCCCGACAATCCGCGACGTCTCCATGTCCTTGGCCATGTCATAGATGCCCGCCGGCATGGCTGTAGCGTGCGCTGTCTGGCCTGGTGTGTTGTGGCGCATGGGGATGACCAAGAAGCGCTTGCCGCCCGTGGTGCGTCTGACCTTGGGGCTGGTCAGGAGCATCTTTTTCAGGTCCTTCGGCGGTCGCCCGTTTTCGATTTCCTGGGCGTATTTGTAGTCTGTTTCCACCACCGCTGCGAAGTCGCCGGTCATTTCCCAGCGGATGCTGGCTTCGTAGGCGTCCTTCTCGCCGCTCCATACGCCGGGCGCCTTGAGGACATTCTCTTTCCACTTGTTGGCGGTGGCTGAGGCAATGGCGCGCACGGCTTGACTCACCAGTGGCATCAGCTGCGCGTTGATGCCAGCGCTGAGTTCCATCTGGGCCGCAACGGGTAGGCTGATCGTGTACTTGATGGTCATGGTCGAATTGTGCCGTCACGGGTGGTCGTGATGCAAGAATCGGCGCATGATTTCGATGGTTCAGCCCATTTATACCGGTAACGCGCTGCGGGTCTTCGTTGAACCGCCTGCTGACGCCACCCTGTGGCGAGTCTACAGGAAGGGCAGCAACACGTTCACCGGAATGGATGACCCCGGCGCGGTTCTGGTGCGCGAAGGCGACGATCGCGTGTTTGTGGATGACCAGTTCCTGCAGAACGAGGTAATGGCTTTTTACAAGCCCTGGTACTCGGCGGACGGCGGCCTGACTTGGACGCCTGGCAACACGAACAGCGGCACGCCGCGCGCAACTTATGCCGACTACAGCACCGATGTGCTGGGCGTGGTGCGCGACCGCTTGGAGGTTGGCCTCAAGGTTGAATGCGAGCGCGCAAACTTTGCCACCGACCTGGGGTACATCCAGGTTTACACGGCACCACCATCGCTCGAGCGCGACCTGCGCATGCCGCTGGTCACTGTGCACATGGAGTCAGAAGACCCCGAAGACCGCGCCATCGGCGAGAACATCACCGGCGACGAGTTCGACATGGTCGGCGTGGGTTGGCAGCACAGCGAGGGCTGGTGGGCGCGCGTGAACCTGACGGTGATCGGCTGGAGCCTCAACAGCGACGAGCGGATTGAGCTTCGCAAGGCCATCAAGCGCCTGATCGTTGCGAATTTGCAGGTTTTTTCTGAGCGCGGGATTGAGCAGGTTTCGGTCAGTCAGCAGGACGTGGATGCTGTGAACGGTGAGTATCCGGCACAGATTTACCAGTGCATGACCACGTTTAGCTGTCTGGCGCCGGTGCTGGTTGCTGGGGTTCTTGACGGCCCAATTATCAAGGATGCCTACGCTGTAGGCGTTTAATTTTTAGGAGAGCTACATGGCAAAAAACGAAGCCGCTTCGGCGGCGCCCAAGGAATCTGATTTGCAGCCCGTGGCCGCGCAGGTGACAGAGGCACCTTTGACGCTGCGTGAGTTTTGTATGCGCGTCTCGGAAACCGTGAAAAGCCCCGAGCTGATCGCCGCCTTCCATCATGTCGAGCAAGCGTCCGGCGTTGGGTCGGATAGCCTGGCTGCGTACCAGCAGCGCTTCGACGCATTCCGCAACCAACCCGTTTAAGCGAGGTTTTTTATGCCTGTATTTTTTGCCGGTCGGCTGATCACCACGCCCACCACTGCATCCGTCGTCAATGACGACGCGATGAGAAATCAGAACCTTTCGGTGGGCAACACCCTTGCGCTGCTTGGTACGTCTGCCGGTGGCAAGCCCAAGACTGCGCTGCGCTTCGGCGGCCCGTCCGAGGCTCAGGCCGAGCTTGTGTCTGGAGAGTTGCTGGATGCGGTTCTTCGTGCCTTCGACCCGTCCTCTGAGGTGGGCGGGCCCACAACCGTTGTCGCCCTGCGCGTGAACCCGGCCACTCAGTCGACTCTGAGTTTGCTCAACGCATCGGCGGCCGCCGTGGTGAACCTGACCTCTGTCGGGTATGGCCTGCGCGAGAACCAGATCAAGGTCAAAGTCGAGGCTGGCACCACCGTTGGCCAGCGCATCACTGTGCAGCGCGGCGCCGCGGGCTATGTGGGTGACAACATCGCGCGTAACCTGTTCAGCATCGTTTATGGCGGCGCCCAGGCAACGGCCACAGTGACCACCACGGGCACCACACTGACGCTGTTTGCGCCTGCCGGAACATCGGTGGCGGTGATTGACTTGGCCTCTTACCCGACCGTGCAGGAGCTGGTCGACCGAATCAGTTCTGTTGCTGGCTTCACCGCTGCCGTCCTGGATGGCAACAGCACCAAGCCAACATTGAACGCGCTGGACTACGTCACCGCGCAATCGGTGAAGACGATTTCCAACATCACGGCGAACCTGCAGGCCGTGGTCGACTGGTTCAATTCTGGCGCTCAGCCACTGGTGACTGCCACCCGTGTCGCGGCCGTTGGTACTGTCCCGGCATCTTTGGCCTTCACCTACTTGGCTGGCGCAACCGAGGGGAGCGCAACAAACCAGGATTGGACGGACGCATTCACCGAGCTCCAAAAGGTGGATGTGCAATGGCTCACGCCCGTCACGGCATCTGCGGCCATCCACGCCATGGCAGACGCCCACTGCGTCTACATGAGCACAATTGGACGCAAAGAGCGCCGCGCAATCTGCGGCATGGCGATCGGCACCACCGACGCCCAGGCCATCGCCGCGGCAAAGCTGATCAACAGCGACCGCACGTCGCTGGTGCACATCGGGCACTACGATTACGACGCCTCTGGCGCGCTGGTGCTGTACGCGCCCTACCAGTCTGCGGCTCGCATCGCGGGTGGGTTCTCGGGCGTGAACCCTGGCACGGCTCTGACCAACAAAAACTTCAAGTGTCGCGGCCTTGAGCGCGAGTTGCGCAACCCAACCGACACCGACCCGCTGATTCTGGGCGGCGTGCTCTGCCTGGAGAACACCGAGCAGGGCTACAAGGTGGTGAAGTCAATCAGCACATGGCTGGTGAACACCAACTACAACCGCGTCGAGCAGTCGTGCGGCTGGGCGCTGGATTTCACGGCCCGCAACATCCGCCAGGCTCTGGGCGTGCTTCGCGGCCAGAAGGGCAACCCACTGGTGCTGAGCCGTGCCGTGTCGATCGCTGACTCGACTTTGCGCGAGCTGGCCCGTGCCGAGCCGCAGGGCCCTGGTGTGCTGGCCGGTGACGCAGAGAACCCCGCCTATCGCAACATCAAGGCATCGCTTGAGGGCGACGTCCTGCGCGTCGAGTTTGAGTGCTCGCCCGTGATCCCCGTCAACTACGTGCTGGCCACGATCTACGCCGTGCCCTTCAGCGGCACCGCCACCGCTTAAGGAGTGAACGAACATGAAGCAAAACCTCAAAGTCCGCAGTGGCAACAAGATCGTTGTTGTTTTGGACGGAAAGCAGATCGGCATGGTGCGCTCCGTGCGCGCCAGTGACGATTTCAGCCCCGAGCCCGCGTCGGGCATCGGCGATATCCATGTGCAGGAGTACGTGCCCACCATGGCCCGCCACACGCTGAGCATCAGCAGCATGGTGCTCATCAAGGGCAACATGCTGGCCGCTGGCATTGTGCCCGAGAACGGCGACGCTGCTTTGCAGGGCCTGGTGTTCGACTTGGAGCAGTACGACAAGGACAGCGGCGTGTTGATCCGCAAGTACACCGGTGTGAGCTATGCCAGTGGTGACATTGACATCAGCGCCCACCAGATCGTGGTCCAGTCTGGCCAGTTCAACGCATTGGACGTGACCGGTACGTTGGCCTGAGTGGGTGAGCGTTAGAATGCGAGGGCCGTCTTCCCGTTCGGGTGGCGGCCTTTTTTGATTGAGGAGTTTTTATGCCCAGGATGCCTGCAGAAACTGATTTTGTCGTCCAGGTCGATGGCGTCGGCCAGTTCACGTTTGCCCGTCGCAAGATGATGGACGAGGTCGCGATCCAGGTTCAGTACGCAAAGATCATCGACGGCGCACCGGCCACTGAATGGCTGCAGGCTGTGGCCGGCTGGATTTCCACGCTGCGCGTGCTGACCGTGCGGGCCCCGGAGGGCTGGGATCTGGACGAGCTTGATCCGCTTGAGGATGACACCTACGCCAAGCTGGCAAACGTGCACGAGGAGCTCCGCCAAGCGGAGCGCTCCTTTCGACGCAAACCGGGAACGGCTGGCGCGTGAAGAAGCCAAGGAACGGTACAAGAGCTACCAGTTTTGGTACCGCCGCAAGTACAACCTGACCAGCACTGACCCGCGCTACCTTGAGGCCACGCTTGAAGAAATAATGACGGATTACTTCGCCCACACCTTCTACGACGACCCCAAGGCGGCCGATGAGGTGGTGGACGATGACTTTGACCCGGATGATGTGGCGCGGCAAATTGGAGCCGTGCAATTGCCGGATGATTTTGAAGAGCTGAAATAGCGACCTGACCACCATGAACCAAAAAGTCAGCATCAACGTTGGCGCAAACCTGGACACGTCTCAGGTCGAGCAGCGCATCAATGCGCTGGGGCAGAAGGTCGCTGAGTCTGGCAAGGTTCAGTTCAATCCTGTTTCAGTCAAGACGCTGGACCAATTGAACCAGCTGGAGAAGAAGTTCCAGCAGCTGCTCAAGGTGCACGGCGAGCTTGCGCGCCGCATGAAGGCCACTGGGCAGGAGGGGCGCGGGCTTGGTGGGGCTGATTTTGACGCCCTGTTTCCCGATGCTGCGTCCCGCAATCGGCAGCTTCACAAGGTGCTTTCGTACACGCTGGGTGCGGGGGCTTTCACCGCCTTGTCCGCCCCTCCACCTGGTGGGCCGCGTCCTGCTGGTGGTGGCGCGCCACCGCCAGCGGCGCCCCCCCCTCACCCGTCTGGTGGTGGTTCCGGCATCCCTGGCATGCTGGGCGGTGTCGCTCAGGCTGGTTTGAGGGCTACTGGGCCGGTTGGTGGCTTGGTGTCGAACTCGGTGGGCGCTGGCATGTCCGCGGGCTTTGGCGCTGGCCTCATGGGGCTGCTGGGTGGCATGCTTGCCATGGGGGTGGGCAAGCTTGTTTCGGGCGTCTTGGGCAAGGTCGACCAGGCCGAGGACAACAACGTTGCCTTGGACCGCCTCAAGCGGACGCTGGGTGATGTGAACGTCAGCTTCGACGCCTTGAAGGCCGTGGTCAACGGCAGCGCCGAAGGCTTGAAGATCACCTACGCCGAGGCTGGCCGCCTTGGGCAGCAGTTTGCCCAGCAGGGCAACATGAAGTCGGGCGAGTTCAGTAGCCTGGCCGAAGAACTTGGCACCGGTGTAGGTTTGTCTCGCTCTTTTGGCCTCGACCCCGAGCAGGGCGTCGGCGTCATGGCGCAGCTGCGCGGCATTGGCGTGACCAAGGACACGCAGGACAGCCGCCGCTTTGCGCTGCTGATCGGCGAGACCATCGCCAAGTCGGACGCCTTTGCCAAGGCCGGTGAGGTCATGGATTCTCTGTCCAGCTTTGCGGTGAGCCAGACCAGGCAGAACATAAGCGCGGCGAACGTTCGGGGTTACGCTGGCATGTTCTCGAGCATGGTTGGCTCTGGCATTCCAGGCATGGACCCCACGGGCGCAAGCTCGATGTTGGCCCGGATCAATGCGGCGCTGACCGGCGGCGGGGCCAAGGGTGAGGCCAGCCAGTTTTTCACCGGCATGCTGGGCACGCGCCTAGGGCTGAACCCCTACCAGCTGCGCATGTTTCGCGAGGGCGGGGCGTTTGCGACGCAGGAGAGCATGTTCGGTGATGGCAGCGCCTATGCCCGCTACAAGGGCCGCGGCATGTCTGGTGTGCGCGGAAAGAGCACGACGTTCCTGCAGTCCACCCTGGAGCAGCTGCGCCAGCAATACGGGGCCGGGAGTGACGAACTGGCCGACGCCACCGCCAACCATTTGGGCATCGGAATCAATCAGGCCATGGCGCTGCTGACGCTCAAGCCAAAGCAAATGGGCGAAATGGGCAAGTATGCCAACGTCATGGGCCTGAATGCCGCCGGGATCGGGAACTTGTCCAAGGTGGTTTCTGGCAGTGATGCTGACCGCCGTGGTGTGGCCGACAGCCTTATGCGCCGCAGCGACGTTACAGAGGACGAAAAAAACAGAATCAAGGCGGCGATGGGTGGCGGCGACAGCGAAACGCAGAAGCGCGTTCTCGCCGAGATTGTTGCCCAGCGTGACCAAGAGCAAACCACGGGCAAGGATGTGCGCGACAGCAAAAACGCGCTCGACAACATCAAGACCTCAATTGCCGACAAGCTGGTGCCCTACTTCAACGAGGCGCGGATGGGCATCATGGCGATTGCCGGGGTTGGGCGCGACAAGGGCGTCACCACGGACTCGATCATGAGGGGTGTGATTGAGGCCAATTCAAAGGCCCGGCAGGCTGCAATTGATGGTCGGTTTGCACCAGAGGTTAATCGGCTGACGGATCGTCAGGGGGAGTTGGAAAATCGACGCAGATCACTGGATCCGGCAAACCTGAGGTTTACCTATCGAGACAAGCCAGAAGTGCTTGAGGCCAAGCTAAAAGAGCGTGATGCGGTAACCGGGGAGCTTGCGGAGATAGAAAGGCGGCTTGCAAAGATTCAGGAAGAAAAGGCGGTCTTGCTGGAAAAGGAAAATGCAGCCAGAAAACGCGAGTATGAGGAGCTTGACGAGCGTTCTGCAAAGCGCATGCAGGATGAAATGGATGCCTTTGGTGATGTAAAAACCACCGGGAGCATCGGCCCTGCAATTCTGGATGCAAGCGGCAGAAACACGGATGATCAACGAAGGCTGGACGTTCCAACGCCAAGTGTTACGTCGCTTGTTGGAAAAGGCCCCAGAAATCTACGGAACAACAACCCAGGGAACATTGAATATGGCGCATTTGCTCGCGCACATGGTGCCGTTGGTTCCGATGGAAGGTTTGCGATTTTTCCTGACAAGGAGACGGGTTCTCGGGCCACCGATGCTCTGCTGACGAGGTACTCTGAAAAGAATGGTTTGAACACGATTGGGGAAATTATTGGGCGATGGGCGCCCCCCGGTGAGAACGACACAAAGGGCTACGCCTCTGGTGTGGCTAAGCGTTTGGGGGTCGGTGTAAATCAGCGCCTTGATATGAGCGACCCCAAGATTCGATCTGCGCTTGGTCGGGAAATTTCGCGCGTTGAGGGAGGTGTGAGCGCTTATGTCCCAACACCCGACCAGCCCTCTGCGTCATTGAACTCTTCCGCAGGGCAATCTGGCGCAACCGTGCAAGTGGAGGTCATCCACAAGAACGAGCGCGGCCAAGAAATCGCGCCGCGCCAGCACCAAAAAACGCGCCTGCAGAACAATTGGCGGGCGGCCATGGGATACTAAGCCATGCCCAAACTCACCGCCGCCAGCCCGCGCCTCACGGTGCGGCTCTACAAGACAATCAGCCGCCAGACGATTGACGGGCAGACCGCTGTTTCGGCCCGGTACGCTGAAAAAGATGAATTCATTGAGTTGACTGGGTTCATGGGCGACGGTTCAAGCGTCCGGACGACCAAGTCTGTGCGTGAGCCCGCCGGTGCGTTCACGATCACCTTCATGGACAAGGCGCAGGGGTATGTGAGCCTGGACTCTGTTTATGGCCTGGTGGAGCCCATGGATGTGGTGGAGATTCGCATGTGGGGCGGTGTGGGCCCTACGCCGGCCTCTGGCAAGCTGCCCATCGTCATGCGCGGCTTTGTGTCTGACGTGCAGCGCCAGCAGGGCATGTCGCCTGACGGTCGACCAGTGCGGTCGGTGGTGATAACGGGGCAGGACTACGGCAAGATTTGGCAGATTTTTCAGGCGCTCTACATGCCCTCATACTCGGAGGGGAAGTCCCTTCTGACCAGCTTTCAGCTGGCTGAGTTGTTTGGCTTCAAGGCGGTTTCGGCAATCAGCGCACCGGAGTTTGTGCGCCTGATGATCACGAAGATCATCAACCCCTACATTGCAGGCATGCTGCCGGAGAGCTTGTCCGGTGATATTCCGAAGAAAATTCAGACCAGCGACGCGAGTATTTTGGTCAAGCACGGCATGATCGGCCAGCACTTTCAGTCTGAGCAGGGCCCAATTTACGAGATCATGAAGCGCCACACCGATGTGGGGCACTGGAACGAGCTGTACGCCGAGGACCGCGAGGACGGCGTGCACTGTGTGTACCGCCCAATTCCAGCGCTGCGGCTGAGCGGTCAGAGTGTGGCAGAGAGAAAAATTCAGGATGATGCACCGGACCCGGTTTATGTGCTGGTGCCAGATGGCCTGGGGACGTCCTTTGGCGTTTCGCGGTCAGATTCCGTGGTGTCCAACTTCTACTGGGTCAACGGTCAAAAATACGACCTGATCGACGACATGTCGCGCCGGTTGTTTGACCTGCAGTTTGGCAAGCTGGCCAACTCCGGCAAGGACTACCCCAACACTGCTGTAAAGTACTACGGCCTGCGCCCGATGTACGCTGACACCCAAATGAGCGGCGACGAGATCAAGAACGACCAAAGTGGGCAGCCGGAGGGTGAGCAAAAGCAGCGCAACGACAGGCAGTATTCGTGGATCGAGAAGCGGTTGAAGCAGCTTGTCGAAATGAACCAGGACAACGTTGTCTTCGAGCGCGGGACCGCCCGTGTGAAGGGGGGGCTGATGCGTCCTGATGGCTCAGAACTCATGAAGGCCGGGGATTACGCCCGCTTCCAGGTGGGTCGAATCACCTGGGACGCCTACGTCACCCAGATCGACCACGAGTTCACCCCGTACCAGAGCTACACCCAGACCCTGACGTTTGAGCGCGGCGAGGGCTTTGCCAAGCGCACACAAGCTGGTGGGTCGCCTTGGCTGACTGAGCAAGCGCGTAGAATCTGACCATGCACCACCGCCTCGCCATCATCGTTGAAACCCACCCGCAGGACCACAGTGTTGACCTCGTCATGCTGGACGACGGCGCGCGCTACCTGGGTGTGCAGGTGCTGGCCCATAACGCCAGCACACGCAGCGGCATGGTGGACATGCCCAAACTGGACCGAGGCAAAGACAAATGGAACATCACCAAGATCACCGGGCAGGAAATGAAGGCCCTGGTGGGCTTTGTTGGTGGCCAGCCCGTGGTGATTGGTGCCCTGTTCCCCCAGGTGAACCAGATGCTGCTCAAGGACCCCCAGGCCCGCCGGTACCGTCACCAGTCGGACGTTGAAACGCTGATTGACGGCGATGGAAACATGCAGGTCCGGCATCCTTCGGGAACTTACATCCGCATCGGTGAGTCGGTGGATGCCGACACGCTGGATGGGAAGTTCGCCGACAAAAGCGCGACGGACCGCAACACTGACCGCCGGGTGAATATTCACATTGGACTGGCCGATGGAGTGCTGGAGCTGACCATGACGCCGTCGGGCGCTGTCACGCTGAGGTGCAACCAGGGCGTCACCGTTGAGGCCGGGCAGGACAGCACGATCAAGGCGCCAAACCTCACGCTGGATGCCAACGTCACGGTCACCAAGAATTTCACCGTGCAGGGGTCCACCAGTTTGCAGGCCGTCACCAGCCGCAACAAGGACATCAGCAGCACCCATACGCACATCGGTGTCACGCCGGGCCCCGCCCCCACTGGCGTGGTGTCGTGATGTCAGAATGGTGGCATGGACGCCAGTCGCAGCCCCGCATACAGCCAAAAAGCCGACGTTAAGCAGATCAGTTTCGTTCTGCAGACCGCCGGGGGCTTTGACGCGCAGGTGGTCCTGCCCATTCGCCCCGAAGATTTAACTCGCAGTGAGCCGCAGCGGGCATCCGTGCACCAGACCCTGGGCCGCGAGACGCAGGGCTGGGTTGATCATTTCGGCGCAGGGCTGCCGCAGATCAACATAAACGGCCACACAGGCTGGAACTATAAGCCGGGCCTTGGGCAAGAGGGTTTTGAGTCCTTTGAGTCCTTGAACCGCCTGGTCGCGCACGACTACCCGGCGGCGATGCAGGATGCGATCGACATGGGGCGCGATCCCTCCACTGTCCGGCTGCTGTTCGTGGACCTGCTGGACAACTTCGCTTACCCCGTGGTGCCACAGCAGTTTGTGCTGCGGCGCTCCAAGAGCAGCCCACTGCTTTTCCGCTACAACATCGCCATGCAAGCGATCGACACCCAAATCGATGGCGGCATCGCGCAGTTTTTTCCGCCGGTTGCCAATTTGACAGCTGGAAGAAATGCGCTTGATGGTGCTGTGGGGCAAATTGAGGGCCTGCTGGGGAATGTTGGGGGCGCATTTTCATTGTCTGGGTTGCGCGGCTTTTCTGACGGCGTGATGGTTTTTGTGAACCGCTCTGTGTCCGTTCTTCGGGCTACGCAGGGTGTGATCAGTGGCGCAAATGGGTTTATCACCTCGTCCGCTGGCGCCGTGATCGGAATCGCCAAGGGATTGTCTCAGGTTGGTCGAGAGGTGTTCAACACCCTGGCTGCGGTGTCCGGCATTCCGCTGACGGCAAAAGCAGCATTCATGCAGATGGCGGCTGCCTACAACGAGGTGGTGTGCGTGTTTTCAAACGCTCTTAAGCCGCGCCAGACCTACGAGGATTACGATGGCCTTTTTGGTGCCAGCAATTGCTCGAGCACGACCGGCGGCAGGATGCCAAGCGCGTTCAGCAACCAGAATGTCTTTGCCGTGATCAATCCGCAGAATGCCCAGCAGCCGGTGAGCCTTGGTGGTGCGGCGCTATCCAGTGTTGGTTTGATCACCGGGGCCGATGCTGTTCTTGCTCCGATTGGTATGGGTGACATGGTGAGGCACCTGGAGATCATCAATGCTGGTACAAAGGTTGCGCAATGAGTGAGTTTGAGCGTCAGTCACCGTCTTTTCGCCTTGCTGAAACGCGCCACGGTGACACCTTGCAAGCAGTGTCCTACCGCGAGCTTGGCGATGCCAACCGCTGGCCCGAGCTGGTTTGGCTGAACAATCTCAGCCATCCATACATCACCGATGACGATCGCCTGGCTGCGCCTGGTGTGCTTCTTTCTGGGGCGATGATCCGTGTCCCTGCCCCTGCTGGCTGGGCGGTAAACGGAGAGTCTGAGCGCGGCCAAGTCTACGAGCGAGACTGCGTGCTGCGTGGCAAGCTGTTGGATGTTGACGATGGTGGCGACTTGGCCGTCGTGCGTGGCGCTGACAATCTTCGGCAGCAGCTCGGGCACCGGGTGGCCACGCCGCGAGGCCAGCTGATTCGCCATGAGGAGTACGGATGCTTGTTGTACCGCCTGCTTGGTCGGGTCAACGGTCCGACGGCGGCAAAGCTTGGCGCAGAGTACGTGAAGTCCTGCATTGAGTCCGACTACCGCGTGGCCCGTGTGGAGGATGCCGTGGCCGATGTGCTTGGCGACAGTGTTAAAATCAGCGCCCGTGCCATCGCGATTGAGGGTGGCGTGGTTGATGTAACTCAGGGGGCTTGATGAGCTTTCAAATAAAAGATTTTTTAAGTATTGTTGCCGGGCAGCTGAACCACGCCCGCGCCGTCACCGACAAGGTCACCGACTGGGCTCCTGGCTCCGTGGCGCGCACGATCATTGAGGCACCAGCGGTCGAGATTGAGCAGCTGTACCTGCAGATGTTCCTGGGGCTGCGCGACGCGATTCCGGTGGCGACCTTTCAGAGCTTTGGGTTTGATCGACTTCCAGCGAAGAGGGCTTTTGGCTACGCCAGCGTGGCATCTGCAGCCGCTCTAACGCAGCCCGTTGCCATACCCGCTGGAACGGTGTTTACCACTGATGGCGGGGCAAGCTACGCGTCAACCCTTGATGTTACTTGGGCTGTGGGTAGCACACTGGTTTCCGTGCCCGTGCAAGCTGATGTGGCTGGGTCATCTGGCAATATTTCGGCGAACACGATTACCGGATGCTCTCTGTTCCCGACATCGTCGGGGTACACCATCGGCAACAGCTTGATCGACAACGGAGCCGATGCCGAGACCGATGCCGAGCGCGAGGCTCGGTTTGCTGACTTCGTGTCATCCCTGTCCCGTGGCACCATCACGGCATGCCTGTACGCCGCCAAGTCGGCCACGGTGCTTGCCGGAGACGGCACCATCGACGAGTACGTGACCAATTGGGGCTGCACCGAGCGTCCCGGCCGCGTGTCGATCTTCATCTACGGTAATCGGGGCGTGGCTTCTACCGCCCTCCTGACTGCCGCCCAGCGTAAGCTGGACGGCTGGCGCGACGACGTCACTGATGAGATTGTGCCCGGCTACCGCGCGGGAGGCGTGCGCGTTGATGCGATCGCCATGTCGGAGCGATCCGTGGCGTTTTCTTGCCGTGTCCGCATGCTGGACGGCTACACTCTCACTTCGGCTGTTCGTCAGCAGCTTTCAGACATCTACGGATCCACCATCCGGAGCGTTGCGTCCGGGAGCACTTTGTACCAGGGCACACTTGTCGATAGAATGCTGGCGGCCAGCGGCGTTGTTGAAATTGTGCCCGTCGGCACCGCGAATATCGTTTGTGCACCAAGCGAGACTCTGGCGCCCGGAGTTTTAACCATCAATTCTTTGTAAGGACCGCAAAATGGTAATGCAGACCCAACTTTCCAACGCCCTTGTTTCGGCTCAGGCTGATGCTCTTGCTCGCTTACTCGACAACGGCTATTTGCGCATCTACAACGGCACTCAGCCTTCAGGTGCAGATACTGCGGTGTCAACCCAGACGCTCCTTGCGGAGCTTCGCTTCAGTGACCCATGCGCTCCGGCTTCTGCGCAGGGGGTTCTTACGTTCAACGCCATCACGGCAGACTCATCGGCCAATGCCAGCGGTATCGCATCGTGGTTTCGATCTTTCAAGGCAGACGGGACTACTGCGGTCATGGACGGAACCGTGGGGGCTACTGGCACAAGCTCGAATTTAGAGCTTGCGAGTGAGCAGATTGTCTTGGGTGCAACGATCAGCATCACGTCTTTTACTCACTCTGTGCTCAAGAGTTCCACTGGCCTTTGATGCCAGATGACTTGGCCGAAATTCACATGGCAGCAGCCGTACACGTGGTTGACGGCTGACGACGCTTTTGCGCAGACGGCACAAAACGCGCAGTCTGTGAGTGGTGTTGGTCAGCAGATACTGCACCCAGTGGTCACAACAAACCAGGGGCAGACAACTGCCGCAGTCTCGACGTCAGTGTGGGGGACGGCAAGCACTGGGCAGGGGCAGACGTCGCGGGGGGCGGTCTACAGTTTGATTTTGGCGTCTGGTTGGACTCGGTCCGGGCAGAGTATTTCTGCCAGCGGAACAATCATCATAGCCGGGCGGCAGATATCGGGGCAGG